TGACGAGGGGTTTTTCCCATCGTTTAGTTCCGCCAAGTTCAGCTGCATAGCACGTCCCTGGCGTAAAAAGAAGCGAACCCTTCGCGGAATTGCCGCAAAGTCTTCAGCTGTGAGAGTTCGAAACGATTTTTCTAGTGCAGGCAGCTCTGGAGGTTGGGGGAAAAAGAAGACAGCGACGGGCACTTTAAATCGGTCGGCCATATCTTCGACTTGGACATAGGTCGGCATTGACCGCCCCGCCTCCCAGGCGGCAATCTTTTTGAAATGTCGCTCTGCTTCTTCAATAGAGTAGCCAGACCGCTCACGTGCCCACTGAACGACAGCGGGAGTGATAGGCAGGCCTTCTTTTGCTGTAGCCATATTTATCGATTTTTACCTAGTTCTACAAATACGAGCACATTGTGATCTCTTCAGATATCTCAAGAATACACCCAGTCGGGCTGGCGTGAAGAAAGGGAGTGTCCAAATGTGCCGCCCAGCTAATAGTTGAAGAAATTGGGCCTTGAGGGCCTTGAGAACCTTGTGTACCCTGACTCTTTCAAACCCAATGTGAACTCCTCAACTACTAACAGGAGTTACACAATGGAAAAGCTAGTGCTTAACGAAAACGAGCTGGCTCAGCGCTGGGGGATCAGTTCCAAGACCTTGCAACGCTGGCGCTGTGAAGGTCGAGGGCCACGGTTCCTCAAGCTCTCGAAGCGGGTGATCTACCCGCTTGATGAAATCGAGGCCTACGAACACAGTGCCCTTTACGAATCAACCTGGCAAAAGGCAAGTGATGTGATCCTTCCAGCCAATACGAGGTGGCTGTCCCCACGGCAGCTGTCTGCGGCCACAGGAATCCCCATGTACACGCTCACTCACCCACAGGTTCGGGAAACACTTGGTATTCCGCATACCAGAGTGGGCAAACTCGTACGCTTCAATCCTGAGGAAGTCATGGGGTGGGCGCGCAAGTGGTCGGAAGAAGCGCAAGCCAATGGCGCGACGCTGTCAGCTGACGACAACCGCCGCACATTACTGCAGACGCTCGCGCAACTACCCGGGTAATAAATTGGGAGGCTAAAACGACTGCGGCCCCTGCTGGGGCCGCTTTCTTGAGCGTGACACACGCTCTAAGTCGTTGATTTTTCTAGCTTTGGAGTCGAGAGAGTTCGTTATATGGACTGGGTAGGCAGAAATCTTTGCGAATTTCTTTACTACCAACTCCTCGGAACTACTCGCATCTCCTCATTGGAATTTGGTGGTGTAGAAGCGTTGCAATTACAACCACCCCTTCACCGCTCTGCGCGCATGTGCGCAAGGTGGCGGATTGTATGGGGTGCCTTGAGTTTTTGCAAGACCAACTGCGAAATCAATGGGTTTGCTTTCGGGATACCCCGTAGATCTTGGACGCACGCCCAGTTCGGTTCCGCCTTTAACAATCGAATTTGCAACCTTGAACGCACAACGCATCCTATAAACAAAACAGCCCGGGAGTTCCGAGCTGTGCATGGGTCCGATGTCAGGACGTTTCTAATCTGCGACCATGACCCGGGTTTTCCTCAGGTCCTGGATGACACGCTCACGAAAGCTCGTCCCCTGAGATTGGCGGGTTGGGAATGCGATGATGCCGGCAGAACGCTGCTGGACAGGTGCCACTGTGGAACAGGCGCTCTGGACATTCTGCGGCGAGAACTCAAGCGTCAAAGAGAGCTGGTTGTTTACCTTGTGACGCTTGTTGTTCATTCTCGGCTAGCTCCGCAATGACCCACTTTTCGTGAGTCGAATAATCGTCTAATGAGACCTTGACGACAGGAGACGCAGTCTTCTTGTCGAAGGGCTTCAGTTTCCCATCGCTGCCCTTTCGTGTCAATCCGACGTTGAAGAGCTTAAGGATGTTTTTCGGCGCTATTCCTGAAAACTGAAGGAACAGGACCTTTTTTCCGGCATCGCCCTCGCTCTCCGACACCGCATCGGAGTGTAGCTCCGTGGCCAGGCTCTTCGGATACGGCTCGATAAAAAACACCTTGTAAATACCACTGGCCACGATATGCCGCGCACAGGAATGACAGGGGAAGGTCGTTGAGTACAGCGTTCCACCCAACAGACCCGCCTTGTGAGTCCTTGCTACTGATGTAATGGCGTCCATTTCAGCATGCACCGCCCGTGAGTACTCGATCAGGCTCTTTACGTCCGTCGCCTTGACTGCCTTGGCCACGTCCTCTGGACGGACCCCTTCAGCCAGCAGGTTGCTCTTCTTTAGCTTCTCGAAAATCTGCTGGTAAAGCACATCTTTCTTCTTGTCGTTGTGGCAGCGCCTGTCCTGCCAGGCATGACAACGATGATCGCCAGCACCGGCGTCTTCTGTATAGAGCCCGCCGCCGTACTGCGGAACATCATTACGACCAAGTCCGATCAATTCACCTTTTCCACTTACGACCGCCGCGCCAACTTGCCGCGACAGGCAAGCGGATTTCGCAGCCTCAGCGTATGCAGCATACATTGAGGACTCATCCAGCGTCGGCGTATGAACCGGACTGCCGAAGATGATTTCCAAAAACCGATCCAGTGACTTTTCTAACTGGATCTTGTTTTCTTGGTCGTTTCGGACAAAGAAGTCGGCTTGGTAAAACACATCGCGGACTTTTTGACCGTGATCGTCTTCTTCGCGATAGTCTCGCTGAATAATCTTGCTCAGCGCTGCCTTGTCCAAATTCTGCTGTAACGTGAGCCGCTGCTCGCGAACCCCCAATGGCGCAAAGACTCCGATCAGCCAGAAGATCTCGCCATACGTCGAACGCAACAGCTTGAGTTCTTCTGGGTGCTTGATAGAGTCGATGATGTGGACCTGCCGCAGTTTCTTCGGCACTGCAACGCCATCCGCCGTCTTTCCGAAACCCTCGAGATCTCGTTGCTCGGCAATCTTCTCGACTGCCTTCGCAGCCAAGTATGAGGATCCACAAGCTTTTCGGAGCTTATCGCCGACTGTCTGCAACATATCAACGCGATCGGCTGCGGGCAGTTGATCGGCGATGGCATCCTCGACGAGTTTGGCTCCTTGAGCGATGTATTCGCTGAGCTTGTAGTAATGCACTTCGTAGGAGTACTGGCTGCCCAATATCTCATTGAGTGTCGCGTAGGTCGTCGAACAGCCAGAGCCTACAGGGCCGACGAGTGCAATTACCAGCTCTTCAGTAAGCCGTTCGTTCAGTCGCGGAATCCTGACAGATTGCTCAGTTGCACCCTGCTCAGGTCCAGTCACCACCTTTAGGGCATTCGTTCCTGCTGCACTCATACCACCCTCTATATTCGCATCTTGTTTTTTCTATAGCCCCACCGAAACGTAATTTATGCCGCACAAGCCCAAGTCACGGCAATGCTTCGGAGAATGAAAAGATTGTACGTGTCATGATGCCTGAATTGAAGCTTCTGCGCAGCCCCCATTACCGATGACGAAATTTCAAAGGCCGTGGCGGAATGGCATCTTCAGTGCGGCATCCTCAGTCCGACTCAGCCAAGCAGCACGCGGTTACACCAAGGAGATCGGCCGCGCTACTTTCGGCCGCCGCGCTGAGCTAGCCGTTTGAAGATTAGCCTCCCGAGAGAGGATTCGGAGCATGGCCTGATCGTTGTGGAAAGCGCGGAAAGCATCAGCCACAGCGCTGTCGAGAAAGGTCGCCGTGGTCTGCCCGTCAGCCGGGTCAGAAACGACTCCCTCCGGAATTTCTCTCGACCAGTTCCTGGCAGCTCGAAATCCGCTCACCAAGTGTGAAAAGTACGGCCACGCGTGGTCCAGATGCGCATCGTCGATGGTGACCATCTTTCCGGTCAATTCACACTCGACCCGGCCCTGATCGTCTCCGTACTGGACAAAGGCCTTTTTCTTGGCTTGGATGAGGTCAAGTGCGACGGCCTGACGGCAGGCGTTGTAAAAGTTCTGCGAACGGCCCTTCGGTTTGCCCTTCACGGCGTCGATGTACGAGAAGTCGGTAGCCCTTCCGTCCTGACGAACAACCCAGAACCCCGAGCTGCTCCAGCCGGTCCCCGTATTCAGCCGTCGCTCGAAATGTGCGATCTGGCCCGCACCTTTCGTTGGCTCACCGACAGCATCGAGCACCAGGTCATACCGCTCGATGAGATCCGTTAGGTCGGCATGATCGCCCTGGTCGGCAATGCGCTGACCATCTTGATAACGGTGCAGTAGAGCCTTAAAGTGTTCAAGGGCGCTGCTCTGGGTCCGGAAACTCCGGGCACCAATCTCGACGGGCTTTGCCATTCTTACTTCTCCATTCTTGGGTCAGCGCAACAGAGTGAACGCAGCCACGGCGGTCAGTACAACCAACTTTCAGCCCCTAGCCAGCTCTCCAGTTGAGCCTGACTGAGGTCGGTCGCTAATCACGCTCAACATTCCGTTTTCAACAGCGGCAACATGTGAGACGGCCATGTCGCTTTGTAGGTTTCCGGAGCAAGAATCCTACAGGCATAAAGCCTACAGGCATAAAGCTTCCCTGAGGTTGAAGATCGAAGTAAAATGGTGCGTTTATCGCTCATAGACGCCGTCGCCCGGTCCACAAACCATTTGACTACGCGAAAAAGCGAGCCGAGGGGTGGCAATTGGCGGCCCCAAAGTAAACTTGCTCCCTTATGTGGGGCACCGCCGAACGGCGATTGACTTTGGATTTCAGTATGAGCAACCCTTCCTTGAAATATAGGGCCGATATCGACGGATTGCGCGCCGTCGCGGTCCTGTCCGTCGTCGCTTTCCATGCCAGTTCTCGCCTATTATCCGGCGGGTTTGTCGGCGTCGACATCTTTTTTGTGATTTCCGGCTATTTAATATCGAAAATCATCCTTTCTGAACTGAAAGATGGAACTTTCTCCTTTTGGCATTTCTACAGCAGGCGAATTCGGCGCATTTTTCCAGCATTAATTCTCGTCCTTGCTTCAACTTGGGCTGCTGGTTATATCTGGCTAGAGCCCTCCGATTATGAATCCCTCGGAAAACACATAGCAGCGGGCGCAGGTTTCGTCGCGAACATAGGGTATTGGTTAGAGACTGGATACTTTGACACCGCTAGTGAATTAAAGCCGTTACTTCATCTTTGGTCACTTGGGGTCGAGGAACAGTTTTATGTGGTCTGGCCAGTCGTATTGCTGTTGTCCTGGAGATTCCTTGGAAATTTTGGGCGAGTTATCGTTATCGCGCTCGTGGCGTCATTTGCCTTAAATATCCTTCTTATTCAGTCTGAACCTGCTAATGCTTTCTATTTGCCAGTTTCCCGTTTTTGGGAACTACTGGTGGGTGGCGGACTCGCTTGGCTATCAATTTCAAATCACCAATTTGCTGTTTCAAAGAATGGCCGACATGCTATTTCTATTGTTGGCACCGTTCTGATTCTGGCTGCAGTATTTGGATTGAACAAAGCCATGGATTTTCCAGGATGGTGGGCTCTACTGCCAGTTCTTGGCGCTGCACTGCTGATTTACGCCGGCCCCAATGCAATAGTAAATAAGCAGATATTGAGCAGCCAGCCTATGGTCTTTGTGGGATTAATAAGCTACCCACTTTATCTTTGGCATTGGCCCCTATTTGCCTTTACCAGAATAGCCGGATACGACTTCAAGTCTAGAGTAGTTGCCACCATCGTTGCATTTGTGCTTTCTTACCTGACATACAAATGCTTTGAACAGCCCGTCCGGAGCGGAATGCTTAAGACGAATCGGAAGGTGCCGATCGCTTTGTCAGTGCTGATTTTCAGCATCGGCTGCATGGGCGCTGCAACTTACCAATCCGCAGGCTATGCAAAACGGTTTCCCGACTACGTCGCCAACATTATTCGATATGAAAAGACCTTTGACTTGGTGGGTGCTTGGCGTTCTGGAACATGCTTCAATCTGAAGGCTGCAGACTACGAACATGATTTCGCCGAAATCTGTAGCGGTGATGTTGCCAAACAGCGAGCCGGATCGATGCTGCTTTGGGGTGACTCAATCGCAGGGAGCTTCTACCCAGGTCTAGCTAAAGTTCAAGCGGAACAGGGGCGCATACTGGCTCAATACACCACTAGCAACTGTCCCCCATTTCTTGATTTTGACGACCCAAATAACAAGCACTGCCGCAGCGTAAATCAGTTCGTAACCAAAAAAATCACTGACCTCAAGCCAGAGACAGTTGTGTTATCTGGCTACTGGATCAAGTACACAAAATATGCTGGATACGATACAGATTTCAATGTTCCTGACTTGCTTGCAAAAACGGTAGCCTTTTTGCAATCTCAAGGTGTGAAGCGAATCATTATCGTTGGACCATTGCCTCTCTGGAGGCCGCAACTTCCAAAACAAATTTTTGCAGAATGGACCATTCATAAGGAGATTCCAACTCCGGCGATGTCATCCAAGGGCTTTGATGCAGACTCATTTGTCTTCGATAAGGAAATGGCTGCCAAAATCCAAGTGCTCGGCGTGGACTACATCTCGGCGATGAACATTTTTTGTGATGGGAAAGCGTGCATGACCCGCGTTGGTGAAGACTGGCGCGATCTCTCGTCCTTTGACACCATGCACTTAACTGAGCCTGGTGCATATTTCTTGGCCAAGCGAATATTTAGTCAGACTAGCAGCGGGACTCACGTTGATTAACTATTGGGATTCTTTACGCTTGCAGGTACTTAGGGCTCCGTTCCTTTTTGGGTGGGGTATGCCGGCGGAGATTCGTTTTCAAAAGGAATTAGCAATTCGTGAAAAGGTGTTGGGGCCAGAGCACCCTGAGACCTTAGCAATACTAAGCGAACTGGCCGTTCTGCTCTTTACAAACGGTCGATACGCGGATGCAGAACCTTTGCTGTTGCGTGTCTTGGCTATCCGGGAAAAAACCTTGGGACCTGATCATCCGGATACGCTAACAACGATCAACAACCTGTCTGTTCTTTTCGCGTCAAAAGCTCAATACGAAGACGCCACGCCTCTCTTATTGCGTGTACTAAAAAGTCGAGAGAAGAACCTCGGGTCTGATCACCCCGAAACTGCTACCGCAATAAGTAACCTAGCGATGCTCTATCGGCTATTGGGGCGCTACGACGAGGCTGCTCCGTTGCTTCTGAGAGCCCTGTCAATCACAGAGAAGGCATTGGGCTCTGAGCATCCGGATACTTTGCTAATCCTCAGCAATCTGTCACTGCTATTTAATTCACAAGGCAAATCTGCTGAAGCAGAGCCACCGTTATTACGAGTGCTGGCCAGCCGAACAAAAGTGAATGGGCCAGATCATCTCGATACTGCAAGAACGGAAAACAATCTGGCGGTCCTCTATGTCAATCAAGGGCGGTATGCAGAGGCAGAACCGCTCTTATTGCACGCTCTCAGCGTCCTTAGTCGAAGTTTAGGGTCTAGTCATCCTGATGTTGCTGCGACTTTAAATTGCTTGGCAAATGTATACGAAAACCAAGGCAGACTTTCTGAGGCGGAGCCACTCTTGTCGCGCGCAGTAGCAATCTGCACAGATGTTTTCGGAAAGAACCACCCAGACACTGCCGTTACCATGAGCAATTTGGCAGTGCTCTATCGCTCGCAAGGTCGAACATCCGAGGCCGAGTCACTATTTCGTCAGGCATTGGCAATCAATGAAATGACGCTTGGGCCAGATCACTCAGTCACGGCTAACAGCCTCAGCAATCTGGCGCAGTTGCTCCAGGCGGCCCATGGTCATCTTGAAGCAGAAAGCTTATGGCGCCGCGCCCTGGTAATACGTGAAAAGATCTTTGGACCTCACCACGAACTTACAACGACTATTCGTGCAAATTTGGATGAGGCCCGCAAGGCAAGAGGCTGTGCTAGCACAGACGAGAAGTTTACAATTCACACAGATGATTCATACAGCGTTGCATACGACTCGCACGAGTCTGTCAGCAATGACGCCATCCCTGGATCGCGAACATTGCACTGAATAACACTAACACTGCTGCTCGGTTGACCAATGGGTCAACCATTCACAAATCGGAAAGATGTGGGTAAGAAAATGAAGAGAAATTGCATACTGAGTTTTACTCTAAGTGGTCACGGCTTCAGTGGGGTCGTGTGTCTTGATGGTGTAGTTACTGTTGCCACAAGTCTTGAAAGATTGACCCGAGTAAAAAATGACATTTTATTGCCAATTACCAAGGTGGACCTGGAGACATTCGGCTGGACCAGTGACCCGAAGGTCTATCAGGAACATCTGGATCTTCCTTTCGATTTCGAGGGGGACTACTCGAATGTCGATTTTCATAAGCTGGAAAAATTCAACCTCTTGCTCGACTACCTGCTAGATGCGGGAGGCATTTCATTAAGCGACGTAACCTGCGTGGTTTATAGCTACCGATATAACGAGAGCGCCCGGAAATTCTTTAAGGATCGCAATCCGAATATTGAATTTATTGTTCCGGAGCATCATTTCTCTCACGCATGCCAAGCGTTTCTCCCATCGCCTTTTGAAGAGGCTGCCATCATGGTGGTCGATGGGCAAGGAGTGCCTCTCGCGCGAACTGGTGGCGATCAGTTATCCGGATGCCTGGCGTATGGTAAGGGTAACTCCATAGAAATACTCAGGGATCTACCAGTCAGATACAGCCTTGGCGGCATGTATGCGGCCTTTACAAAGGCGGCGGGGTTCGAAACAAACGAAGAGGGAAAAACCATGGGACTCGCACCCTATGGAAAATCCACGTATTACGACACCCTAAAAAACGAATTGGAATTTGACACCCTCGACTTCGACATACGGCATCCGGTCAAACTCATCAAGCGTGGGTTTATGCCTGAAAAGGTGCTCTACAAACTTCCTTCCTATGGCCGCTTTTTGAGACAGTTCAAAAGAAAGCAGAAGGGTGAGGAGTTCACAGATGTTCACAAGGATCTAGCTTTCGCAGTGCAGAAGCTAACAGAAGATGTGATGGTATATCTTGCTGACTGGCTTTACGAGAATACGGGCAGCAAGAACCTTTGCATCGCAGGCGGCGTAGGGTTGAATTGCGTGGCGAATTATCAAGTCTTGGCACGATCCAAATTTGACAATATTTTTATCCATCCGAATTCCGGTGACAATGGTTTGGCGGTAGGGCAAGCCCTCCATGCCTACAATCAACTTCAAAACAATCCAAGAAAATATGTCGCGACGACAGATTCACTTGGCAAGTTGTACTCAGAGGCAGAAATCCGCAAAGCGGTTGAAGCCCGCAAGGGCGATAGCTCTATCGTGATCAAGGAGTTCGACGACCTAGCCGAACTTTATGACGTTATGGCAGCTGCCATAGAGGCAGGACAGATTACGAGTTGGTATCAAGGGCGAAGTGAATTTGGACCAAGGGCACTGGGCAATCGAAGCATCATTGCCGATCCACGACGTCATGACATGAAAGACATTCTCAACTCGAGAGTGAAATTTCGGGAAAGCTTCCGCCCCTTCACACCGTCAGTCCTTGCTGAGCGTTCTAGCGAATTCTTCGAGTTAGACGTCGATGCGCCCTTCATGCTTCTGGCAGCCTACGTAAAACCAGGCAAGGGAGAGTTGGTGCCTGCAATTACACACGTGGATAACACAGCACGAGTGCAAACCGTCACCAGAGATGTCAATGCGCCTTACTACGACTTGATAAAGGCATTCGACAAGCGCACAGGCATACCTATGGTGTTGGAGACATCGTTTAACGTCGCCGGTGAACCTATCGTCGAAACCCCGGAGGACGCAATAAGATGCTTCCTTTCAACTGACATCGATGTACTTTGCATTGATCGCTTCTTGCTCACTAAAGTAAAGTAATTCAAGTAGGCTGCGACAAATGATGCCTGCAGTGTTTTGCGGGCATTTATTGTCGTGCAACATGCGTGATTGTTAGTTGCCGGCGACATAGGCGCATGCACAGACGATCCATGTGATTTTGGGTTTACAAACATCGTCGATCGATGTGTTGAAGCGCTCACACCTCTCAGCCCAAAGCCAGCACCATGTCAGTGCCACGTAGAAGAAGTTGGGCTCGAAAATGCCGCTGCTTGCTCCTGATACCACCGCTGCAATTCCACCAGAATCAGCGTCGTTTGAGCCGCATCTTCGGCTAGTTTTTCGCAGGTGGCGTTGCCTGATGGTTGCTCGGCAGCAGGTATAGCGTTGGTGGTGACTGAAGCAGATCGGCTGGGACTGTCGGGAACGCTGGGCACGGCGCTGTCACGACCTGCGGCGTCGACGCGCACGCGCACAGGAACACGGGCAAGCAAATCGCGGCCATTGGTGGCAATGGCAGCTTTGGTTTTCTGAAATTCATTTGAAATCTCCTGATTGATAGCGGATTCCTGCGCGTTGATGGAGGCAGTTTTGTCTGCCTGTTTGGCAACGACCTGAGCAACCGCGAGTTTTTCCGCGCCCCACTTGGCGGCAACACGGTTCTCCCCAAATTGGCATCCACCGACGAATATGACTGCAGCAAGCGCACCAATGGCAATCAACCGCCATGGAAACGCAGCTAGAACGTTCAGAATCGGAAACATCACGCCACCCCGTCCAAATTGACTAACTTGTGCCGGTCGATAATGGACGTGAGCTTGGCCGCATAATCAGGATCTGTCGCGTATCCAGCCTGCGCCACCGCCTTGGCGAAGGCGTCACCGGTCGCGCACAAAAAACATGATTCGTATCGGCGGTTCTGGTGCAAGAACGCCGCGTGATCGTCCATGCACGTCTGCCAATCGGCGTACTTGCGCCAACGCGCAGGCACCATAACCCAGGTGCCGTGCAGAAACTCCCGAGTGTTCAGTGTCAAGACATCGCCGTGCCAAGACGGGTCGGCCTTCACACCGAACAGGTTCATTCCTAGAGTGGCAAGCTGTGACGCACCCCATCCCGATTCAAGCGCTGCCTCTGCTACGGTGAAACTTGCAGGCACGCCGGTCGCTTTGGCCGAAGCTTGTGCGGCTGGGCCAATGAGCTTGATGAAGTCCTGAGCGTTCATTACAGTATCTCCTTCATGTCGTGTGCAATCTCATCGATTCCAGCATCACGGTTTTTCTCGATGAAATTGAATACCCAGCGCACGATGGCCCATCCAGGCAGGCCACAGCCGAATATCAAGCCACCCAAGGCAGCAAGTCCTGTTACCGAATGCACCCAGCCCTGCAACCCAAAATACTCGACGGTGATGGCCCCACCGCCAATGCCGGTAACCACAGTACTGATCACCCCAACGGCCCATTCTCGACTGGATCGGGGCGGCGTCATCAACATCACGACAATGGTGGCAAGCAGCGCTCCTCCGGCTGCCGCACCTCCGACTGCCTTAAAGGCGGCAGCACCTGCAACTCCACTACTGGTTGGTTCTGGCATTTAACCTCTCCAAAAAAAACGGCCGCCGGAATGCTCTCCGATGACCGCGTGGTTAAAACGATGAGGCGGCCCTTGTCGAGGCCGGAAATAAGTCAGGTCAGCGCATTCTTCAGTGACCAAGACTATGTAAAGACGTCATTGCGGCACTCTTCCGCAGCCGCCAAGAATGCACCGCTGGCCGTCGCGTCAGATTGCACCATCCGGTTGATTTACCCTGAATGGGAGAGAATGCGTTGGATCGCTCATAACTGCACTTCATTAAGCTTATTGCGCAATTTCTTTGCCTGCTCCTCAAGTTCAGCAAGCCGAGTCTGGTCGTTTTCACGGAGTGCGCGTATGCTTTTTGCATCGATCGCATTAAGCGATATAAGAATTTCCTGCCGACGTTGCATGGCCAATTGCACGAGGGTAGGTGGATCATAGGGTTCTGGTGTATTTCCGCCTGCTACCCAATTCAGAAACTCCAGCGAACTTTCAACGTCGTGCCATTCGCCCGTTCCAATCTTGTTGGCAAACGTTCCCTCTATATTGAGTTTGAACATGGTTAGAGCTCCGCATCAGCATTGAAATGTAGAAAATTCTGCGCATAGCCTGACTGCCCAGAGCAGCTAACGTAGAAGTTTCGTGTACTCGTGTTGTACGCAGCTACAACGATCCCGTTGTCGTACCATGTTCCACCAGAGTTGTAGCAAGCCTTGTTGGGATTTCCTCCTCCGTCCCAGTAAGACATTGTTGAGGGCGCAATACGTTTAGGTACTTTGAATTCGGCACCAAGATATTGCGCAGAAGCATTGAATAGCGCACCTATATTCACAATCCCAACTCGAGTGGCGCTTCCAGGAGTTACACCAGCCTCGTAACTCTTTTCGTAGTAGCGCTGACATTGACCGAGTTCGTACCAGACATGCCTACGTTCGAAGGCTGATGGGTTACTCCCGGACTCAAACTGAAACTGACCTATCTTCCACGTACCACTTGTCTGCCCAGCAACGCTCAACTCGATACACAAGCCGTTTTGAGCGCCTGACGGCAAACTAATTTGCGCAGCATATTTGGCTAGCGTGGAATTAACGCTAAAACTTCCGGTCGCGATTTGAGTCTTGCTAGTATAGTTGTCTGATGATGTTGGGTAATAAGCCGTCCAGACCACACTCGTTAATGCTGAGTTGGAGAGTTCCACAGAGAACGAGCATGTCGTATTGGCGAGGTCATAGATGTTTGTCGCTTCAATGCGCTGCCCAAACAAGATGCTGGTGACGGAAACGGCGCCAGTAAATTGATAAAGGTATTGATCACTCCCTGACCCGGCAACGCGTTGCCCGACAACATTGGCGCCGGAGCAGGATGCATAGAAACGATCAACGCAATAGGCAACCGCAGCGGCAGCAGTGAATGTCTGCGGCACACCTGCGTTTCTCTGGTCAATACGCATGTCTCCATTGATGATGCGGTTTCGGAAACTTACGCTGATTGTTCCAGAAGAGCTTCCCATGATGCCTGTCGCTGGGTTGAGCAGCACCCACTTATCCAGCACCTGGTCGTATTGCAACTCGATCCAGTGCCCGCCCCCTGCAATGTCGCCAGCAGAAAGTGTCCCACCTGCGCCCTTGACGATGGTCTTGGCTGCGATGGTGCCGCTTGCCGGCGTGAAGGTCGGCGTGGTCGTGACATTGGCCGACCCAGCACGGACATACAGCGACATACCATTAATCAATGACGAAACAGTCGGAACAAAGCTTGCGGTCAGGGCATCGGGGGTCCCGCCTGCAGCCGAAGAAAACAACTTTCCAGACTGAATAGCCGACGCCAATTGCGTTAGCGTTCCCTGCGCTGGCGTGATACCAGCCGCCGAAATAATCGCCAGCAACTCTTCGGTAATTTGGTGGTACCAGTACGGACCAGGCTTGGTGGCTGGCGTTCCAGTTCCAGGGTTGCCGGCAGTCGGGTAGCCGATCGACGGACTGGCCGGCGCGGCCGGGGCGCTGCCTGCAGCTCCGGATGCATATGAACGATCCATGGTTGCTCCTTTTAGGTGTAGCTGTACAGAAGGGTGGTGTGAGCCGGCTTGAGTCGATTGATGACGCACTCGAGCAGGGCATTACCCCAAGCCGCGAGCGGGTCTTCAACCGTCATGTCGACCGTGATTTCGTTGATCGTGTTGAGCGCCGCATTCACTTGCCAAGCGAAGTCCCATGCACCACCGAAAAGCGCGTAATTGACATCGTCTTGGACGGTATGAGCGCGAAACTCCGTGATCGTGATGGCATAGCCAATCGATGCCGCTAGTGCGATGTAATAAGCTGGCGACTGCCCGCCCATCGTCGTCAATCGACCAACCAGGGCTGCCCGACGTTGGGCAGCCGTTTGTGTGCCGCCAAAAGCAACCGCGCAGGCATCCGGCAATCCCGTGACGCGCTCCCAGTCAGCAAATAGCTCAGCCACTGTTCGCGGGTCTGCTTCTTCAGCGATCTGCCAAGCGCGCCCGTCGACGCGGGCCATCTCTCCGGAGAGACCGGATAGCACTTGCGTAAGCAGCGCGTTGTCGTCTTTCTGCCAAGCGGGTCCGGGCGGCAACAGAGCCTGCAACTGGTGCAGGTAATCGGTATCGATTAGAGCCACGTGATCGTCCCCATGGTGCTCATGTTTCCGGTGGTGTTCGTGACGTTCGCCGCTGGTGACACCAGCACATAGTCAGTCTCACCGGCTGCCGCTGAAATTGCCGCGCGGATATGCGACAGAAGGATCGTTCCGCCCGGAACTGATTCACGAAGCAGCAAGTCCTGCAGCTCGGCTTGGACAGCGGCCTGCACGGTGGCATTGCTTGGTGTTAGCCCCTGTATCTGGAAATTAATCGGCACGGCGGCTGGTGCTACGACAGTCACCTGCGCTGTCACCGGACGGCGCACATCGATATAGGCTTGCACGGCGGCGACCTCGCCAGCATCCGGGATCGGTGTGGCATCAAGGTCGCGCACGAATCTGACGGTCACCGTACCAAGGCCCAGCTCGGCCGGATACACCCAGGCGCGGGTCACGCCGGAAACCTCAAGCGCCCAGGCGATGTAGTCGTAGGAGGCACCACCATGCGGTGGCTGCTGGATCCGGGCGAGCAGACGAGCACGCAGCGCATCGTCGGTTTCAATATCGGCACCACCCGACAGTTCGCCGGCCGTTGCCGTGGTCTGCACGCCAACGACGGGAGAAACCAGAGAAAGGCTCTGCCCGTTTGCCCGGTTTCCTGCAGCAGCAGCTACTACGGCAGAAACAGACGCGGTCGCCGTTGGCGCTGCGATCACGGCATCTTCGGTCGTCTGGTACTGCACGCCATCGAGGGCTTGCAGCAGAGTGCCAGATGGGATTACCGATCCGGCCTGCACTGTAAAGATGATCGAGCCGGTTGCCACGGTAGCAGCCTTTCGGCTGATGCCCCAGATCGAACACCAGCGCTCGAGGTATTCCAGTTCGGCCGTATCGTAGATGACCTGGTCAGACAGCCACTCGATGAAACCATAGAGGCCGTGGGCTACGCCACCCATGACGCGGGCGTACACCTCGGCATCGGCGCGACGCAGCACGTCATCGGTAGATAGTCTCGAAAGCACATCATTGCGGACGCGCTGGATAATGTCGGCAAGCGACGGGCGGCTAAACATTCAGGAACCCCCATACATCGGTGAAGCGAACATCGAGTGGCACTGTGCCGTCGGACTTGTAAATTCGGCAGGCCAGAGCCAGGGTGAAAATTCCCTGCCGCTCGGCCTCCACCACCACCCGAACCGCGACGCCGTCCTTGACCAGCCAGGCCAGCGCCTCTTCGGCGTATTCCCGGGCACGGACCACGGTTTCGCTGGTCAGCTTGGCGCGTGATAGCAGCCAGAGCCGGGATCCGATCCTGTCGTTCGGCACGGCTGGGAAGTTGTCACCCCACCAGCCCTGCCGGAGATCACCCGGGAGATCGTCATCCGGATTCGCCCGACGCCAGGTGAAGAGGCTGATGACGACGGCGCGGACCAGCGGTTCTGAAGAATCCAGCCCGAGCGGGATCGTCTGCCCATCGATAACGACGGTCAGTGGTTGGTCATTGATCATGGCTACATCTGTTGGGTCGGGTTGTTAGTCTCGCCATGCACATCGTTTTCGTGATGCGTATGGCCGTTGTAGGTCGAGCGCATGGCCGACATGGTTTTCCCGGTGCTGTCGCTCATATCTTTGATCTGGCCGGTCACTTCCAGAAGCGGCGTTTCAAAGCGCACCTTGGTGCCTGCCTTGATCGTCGCAGTCGGCACGTCCTGGATGACCAACGGCAGGTTTGCACCATTGATCACGATGCCGGTGCGCGTCAGATAAACCTTCTGCCCCTGGTCATCGTAGAGTGCAACCTCTCCGGATGTCATTCCGGTCAGTCGATAGCGCCGATCGGCAACTACCAGCACCACGCCATGCGATCGGTCGCCGTCGAAGAAAGCGGCAATCGGTTCAGAACCTGGCATCACCTCAGAAGTGAAGCCGTAAGGCTCAAAGTGCTCGACGTCGTCTTTCGTCTCGTCGGCCATCATCCGGATCTGCAGGGTGCGCATCTTGCCAGCCCCGTTGGCAGCAGCCACGCTACCCCGAGCCAGCATGTTGCCGAGACGACGCGCGAACGGCGCGAGCATCTTGCCGAGGTCGCTCATTTCACATCACTCCATTGCGGGCCACCGCCCTTTTGAGATTTGCTCGTCTTGAGCTTGCCAGCCTTAGTTCGGTAGCCATCAGGTGGTCCGACCTTGATCTCGACTCGGAAGCCTTCCTTGCCGAGAATCCACGACACCTCGGCAATCACCATTTCGGTGTCGAAGCCGATCAGGCCGTCGCGCACGCGCACCAGCAGATTCGGCAACCACAGGTTGCCATCTTCCTGACGCCAGCCGTTGATTGTGTAATCGGTCTGCAGCGCCTTGGCAGCCCGGTGCGCGCGCTCGTATTCGGCGCGGTCCTTGCAGGTGCCTTCGTCCGCCTGACCGGACTGCTTAATAACCAAAATACGGCGACGTTTGGCGCGGGCGTCGGTGGCTGTTGCCGTCTCGCCGGTGACCGTTGTGTTGCTGTCGTCTTCAGCACTTCCCTCTTCTTCCGAGACATCCGAGCCGTATTGCTCGTCGTTGCCAGCGCGCTGTCCCTTAACGATGTACTCGGAAAAAACCCCTTTGTAATCGAGCGGGGAGTTCCCGGTCAGGATGTTCTTGCCCAACTCAATAGCAGTACCGGCGCGGCCAGTGCTGCCAACATCGATGAACACCAGATCGCCCTTCTCGTTGTCGGTCGACAACACATGACGCAGGCGCATCATGCGGTCGATGCTCTCGAATACCGTCTCACCGACTTGCACCTGGTGATCAGGAATGGTCTTGCCGGTATCAACCTCGGCCACCACCCGGACGCCATACGGCGCAGCTAGGGCGGCAGCGATCACTTCCATCTTCTGGCTGCGCCACTGATTGGCGCTCTTGGCCGGTGGCTTCACCACATTGGGCTGCTTGCCATCCGGGCCGATTACATCCTTCCAGGTGCCACCGCCAGATGCCGCTGTGCTTTCTCCAGAAGGGATCGGGCAGCAATCCACCAGATCAGCCGTTTTGCTGCGACCCTTTATCCCAACGCCAACCGTCTTGCCGTCGTAGCGGATCGGTGTTGCGTCGACATAGCCGGTCATCACCAAGTCTTGCCCGATATACACCTGGCACGGATCGCCCGGCTGGATCCGGCGTGGGATATCCGTCTGCCCCGGCCAGCGATCCGTAACCTCGAGGTCGAAGTCCCGCGCCTGCCGTTCGATGCCGGCCGTTATCCGCACCGACTTCCAACCGTCGTACTCTTGTCCATTGACCAGCAGGCGGACAGCGTTCGCGGGGTCTGGATACAAAACAGTCATCGCGTCAAAACCTTGATCGGCAGCACCGGCACGAAGCCGGGATGACGGATGCCGTTGCGCGCCACGATATCGGTGTCGCGCGAGGCATCCTCGTAGTAGTCGTAGGCCAGCACCAGGGCTGGCATCACTTCATTCGGCGTCAGCGTGGTCAGGCGGGCGCTCTCCCTGGCACGCGTCGTCAGGTCATTCCAGACAGCGGCGCGGACTTTCATCAGCGCGGCATAGACTTGATCGGACGCGGTGAGCGACTCCCGGTCGATAACCGCGATCAACTCATTGCGCACAGCGACCATGTCCGTGTAACTGATCACCGGCTTGGCTGACGAATCGACGGTAGTGCCGACCAGGCTGGATGCGCCGACCGCTTGGGCGATCAAGGCCTGCCGGCCAAGCGCATTGACGGCGCAGGCATTGACGTAGGCTTGCTGACGCGACGGCGTATAAACCACCGGCACACCAGGTGCATCGATCTTGCTGCTCGAGCCAACCCGAGACAGCGAGCGGACGATGTTGCTCCACGCCGCCACCGTGGTGGCCAGACCGGATAGGCCGAAGGCGCCCATGATTTTCCAGCCGAGCGAGCTTGGATTCGACACCAGAGCAATCGCAGTCGACACGGTGTTGGCCAGGCTATTGGCGTACCCGAGCACCTTGCCGATTTCGCTCGCGGAAACGATGCCCAACATGTCGCCCAAATTGCCGTTCGCGGCTGCCGCAACAAAATCCTGAAATCCCTTGATCGAGAACCGATCTGCAAAAGACTCGACCGATGCTTTTTCAAGATCGGATGCAGCAATGCGCGAGGCAGCCTGCGTCGATGTTTCCGACGACGGAAATTCAAGCTCACCGGATTCCACAAACGACATGGAGAACCGAGCCTGCCCGAGCGCGGCGTCAAACGAAACCCGCGCCGTATCCTTGATGCTGACCGTCAGCGTACCGAACCACGGATGGATCAGCGTACCCGGCCCGGGTTCCTCGAGGGCTCCCAACAGCGCGTTGGCCTGATCAATGTAATCGTCACCGACCACAAAGCCGGCAAAGTTCAGGTCCCGTGCCGCACGCCCTAGATCTTCGACATAGGGTTTGTCGCGCTGCGGGTACTCGTGCAACTGCGTGCGACGCCCTGCGGCCAGTTCGGTAGTTTCCACCTGAAACAGAACGCCCCGAAAACTGGCCGGGCGCAGGTTGTCGGAGAGTTTCTTTTTCTCTGCCATTACGGCATTCCCGTTGCGTAGGAGCGATAGCCCACATTGGTGTTGATCGGCACGTCGCCGCCGACCTTCGCCTGCTCGACACGCATGCCTTGCGGCGCATCCTTGAAACTGACCTCAATCTGGCCGGAGGCTTTCACCTGGCTGGCCGGGCCAACCAGTGACTGACGCTCGCCATTGAGTGCGGATCCGGCGTTCGTTGCCGCTCGAGCCGAGCTGTCACCCCCGAAAAAACTGCCGACGGAGTGCGCCAGATCAACCGCCCAGCCGACCACCTTCTGGAACTTTTCACCGATCCAGTCGAAAAAGCTGGAGAACCAAGCCTTGAGCGTGTCCCAATTCTGGTAGATCAGATACGCCGCCGTCGCCAGGGCGAGAATGATGCCGAGCGGATTGGCCATCAGCGTGGCACCAATGCCACGGATGGCAAGACTGACCGCACCCATGGCCCCACTGATCAGACCGCTGGCCCCGGCAGCAATGCCCGCCAACCAAGTAAAGGCGGCGCCCAGCACACCAATCGGACCTGCCGTGAAGAGCGCCACCGCAGCGATGCGCATCAGGGAAAGCAGCGAGGCATTGCCGGCGATGTACGCATTTGCGGCCATAATCAGGAACGCAATTCCAGCACGCCCAAGGGCACCGATCAGACCGGCGATCGCCATGATCGTCTGGGCATTCATCACGACCGCCAACAGGATCAGTGCGTTTCTCGCCCCGCCGATCCAATCCACCAGAGTGCCGAGTGATCGGGCAAAGTTCTTGGCCCCTTCTATCACTGCACTCCAATCAACTTGGCGCATCCCTGCAACCAGGTCGCGGACAAATTCCTTCACGCCGGTCGACATCACCTTTCGGTTTGCTGCGGCCCACTGGACGATATACTCGATCAGCGGAGCGAGGACCGGCACCAGCTCCTTGGCGATGGTGTTCTGGAAGCCCTTGGTAACGAATTCCAAGTCCTTGAACTTGTCGCCGAGTTCCTTGGCGCCCTTGAGATCGTCTAGATTCATCACGCCCTTCAATCGCTTGAAGCGATCGAGGCTTGAATTGATGCCGTCTGCACCTTCCATCAGAAGCGGCACCATTTCCTGCCAGCTCTTGCCGAACAGGGCCATGCCCATGCGGGCCTGAACCACTGGGTTCTTGTTGCGGACAAAGGCATCCGACAATTGCGGCAGGATATCGATGCCCGACTTCAGCTGACCGTTGGCATCGCGCGTCGAAATCCCTAGCTTCTGCATCAGCGCAGCTAGGTCTTTGCTCTTCCCGGCAGCAGCCATGCCGATATTCCGGTTGAGTTTGCCAATGCCACCCTCGAGCGCCTCAATCGGCACGCCAGACTGTTCTGCGACGTATTTCATGCGTTGCAGTTGCTCGACGCTCATGCCGGTGCGCAGACTCGACTTGTAGAGCGCCTCACCCATGTCGGTGAAGCCGACCACGGCATTTTTGATCGCCACCGCAGAAAATCCACCAAGGATCCCGGAGAGCGCCGTCAGCGGCAGGCCGACCTTGCTGGTCAGCCCACTGGCCGCACCAGCAACATCCGACAGGTACTTGCGGGTCGTCTTGGCGACGTTGCTGACGCTTTTCAGGACCGGCGACATCTGGTCGACGGCAGAGAGCACCGCCTTGAGTTGCCAGTTATCGGCCATGATTTACTCCGGTTGGTGTTGCGCCTGCAGCTGCTCTGCCAGGCGTTCGGCCTGCCGCTCGTAGAGACTGAACTCATCGAGCGACAGGGCCATGATTTCGGCGGGACTCACCCGCCAGAAGTAGGCGACCTCGAAAACGCGGTCAGTTATGTCGTCGGCGCTTCGCCATCGCCCGAGCCGAAAAAACCCATCACCGCTGCGGTACAAAGGGAGAAGTCCTTCACGGCCAGCGACTCGACGCTACCCATGGGGATCGCCGCCAGACGGCAGATGTAGCGTGCGACCACCGGCTGCCGGATCTCGACACCCGTGCTTTGCCCATCGGCGCCCGGGATAATGAGTGTGGGCAGACCCAGCTCGATGATGTCCTTGGTGGTGGGTTCGCGCAGCGAGATTTCCGAAACTTCGTCGCCGTGCGCCTTGATCGGCTTGGAAAGCGGGATGACGGCGCTCATTGCCACTGCCCCCGCTTGCCGCCGAATTCCAGCTCGACGGTCCCGTCTTCGCCCTTGGCGCTCGGCTCACCCTTCACGAAGGCGCCGGACAGGGTATAGACCTTGCCGTTGGCCATTTCGGCGGTGACCGTCATTTCGGTGTTGGTGCGCAGCGTATCCATGGGAAAGCCGGGCATGAAGATGGCCGTCACCTTGATGTAAGGCTCAAGCGCGGTTTCCTTGAGACCTGCAGGACCGGACAGGCCCATGACGGTTTCGCGCTTGAGTTCGACAATCGGCGCTTCGACGCCACCCGATACCTCGAGCTGCTCGCCGTCGACCTTGATGTAGCAAATACCGGCAACACGTTTTGCCATGATCGTTTCCTTTCTACTTAGTGAGGCGCTTGATCAAGCAGCCTCACCGGGGGTTAAGCGTTGGCGCCGTACTGCAGGCGGAACTGGTTGAGCAGCGCGAAGATGCGCAGCTGATTGACCAGGTCAGGCGGCAGCAGCACATTCACGCGGTTCGGATTGGTCGAATCGCGCTCGACGATCAGGTACTTGGCGAAGAGCTTGGCGTTTTCGACCAGGCCGACTTCCTCCATGTCCGAGTACTCGGCCATGATTTCGCCGCGAATGACGCTCGGCGTGACGATGGCCTGACCAGCACCGAAGCGGGTACCGTCGTTGGCCAGCTTGTGGCGCGGGTACTTCTGAGTGATGCGGTTGCGCAGGCGACGGGTGATCTCGGTCAGTTGGTGCAGTGTTTCGCTGTCCAGGTAGCTCGGATCCGCCTGACCCCAGGTGTTTTTCTGGTACGTCGTGATTGCCCGCTCGACACGCAGCAGACCGCCCGAAACGAAGCTGGTAGCGACGCCGTAGTTGAGCAGCGACTGGCGTTCGGTCAGCAGGAAGCGCTTGCCGGCTCGCGGGACCAGAATGCCGGTGAGCGGCAGGGTCTGGGTCGGGCGCGCCACATCAACGTTGAGACCCAGGGCATTCGCACCGCCATAGGCAGCAGCATACTCCCAGCTCGGACTCGGGCAATCGACATCGATACCGGCGATCGTGTGGTGTGGGTCATTGCGTAACGCGCCGGCCGTAGTCAGTGCACTGAGCGTGCCGCGCAGGGCGGTGTAGACATGACCATAGACCTGACGCGACCATGCCCAGCGACCGACTGAGTCGTTGTATTCGGTCTGGAAGGCATCGAGGCTGGTGCTGTCGGTGTACGGGTGGATGACGTAGTCGTACTCGTCATCGCCCATCGCCGTAATCACGTTGCCTGGCAACGTCGGGTTGGTGGCACCGCTGGCCAGCAGACCGCTACCGGAATAAGCCAGGGAAACACCTGCCGGGATGGTTTCACCACCAGCGAATCCACGGAAGCTGTCGAGGATCGTGATGTCGTTGCCGGTGGCCCCCTTCCAGCGGCAGGTCAGCGTCACCACGTTGGTGGTAACGGTGCTGGTCACCGGCAGATCGGTAGCGGCATTGATCGCCGTGTTGATCGCAGTGGCGATGGTATTGGCAGCATCGGAAGCCCCCACGGCGACCGAGACTTTCTGGCCACCAATGTAGAGGTTGATCGCACCGGCAGCCGTGGCCGGCCCGGTGATGGTGATTGTGCCGGTAGCTTGCACGCCTGCGCCGGCATCGGCGACGGCAATACACCAGACCTCACCAAAACTGTCCTGCAGTCGATAGAGCGCATGCATGCGAGCCAGCATCGATCCGGTACCGAACAGCGTTTTTGCTGCATCGGTCGTACTCACCAGATAGGGCGTATTGACCACCGCCGTGCCCGTAGCAAGCTTCTGACCGACCAGCAGCGAGCGCTTGTTCTGGGTGAAGTAGCCAGCCTGGCTATTGTCCATTTCCGCATAGAACAGCGGCACGCGAACATTGGCCGGGATGTAGTTGAATGATACGGCCATGATTTACTCCTTGGTTTTCTTGATGGGTTCCGGGGCGGCTTCGACCACGTCACCATCGACGAGGCGGCGCTGCCAGTATTGGATCGGCTCAACATCGCGGCCTTCCGGCGGCAAGGTGTCGCCGCGAACCGGATCAGGCACTTGGCGGTTTTCGACGGGTTTGACGAACATGGGATAACTCCTGTTAACGTAAAAAACCCGCCACACGGGCGGGTCGGATAAAGGTGACTCAGCAGTGGGCTACGGCAGGTTTCCGGACTTCGGAATCACCAACTTGGCCTCGATTCGCTGATCCGGTCCGGGGTACTGCACGTTCGGATCGGCCATCGGATCGATGACGTCGACATTGATCGTGCCGCCATCAAAATGTGGCAAGGTGGCAAGTTCTGTTTCCTGATAGCCATCACTCGGCTCAATTTCCATCAGCGCACCAAATTCAAACTGGTACCAGAGCCGCGCTCGGTCTAGGCTGAGCAGATGCCCACCCTCATAGTTGATCCCGTCGTAACGCAAATCGGGCCGCCAGCCGAGCAACGCGGCCCAAACTTCCGCGCGCAGCGAGTGAATACTCTGCGCACCGATCTGTCCCTTCTCGTCTGCCACGTTGCTCACCGCCACGACGACTGCAAAACTGTCTGTCAGCGCTTGGCGAACACTGTTCTGCGCACGGGATTCCTGCGGGCTGTCATCCAGCGGGATGACGAAGGCACAGGGAACGGCGAGTGCTGCGTTTTCTGGAAGCAGCTTGAACTGTGCGGCACCGGCGATGCGATTACCAAAACTCGGGCAGCGAGTTCGCAGTGCTGAAATGATTGGTTCGAGTTGCATGACTACCTGGGAACCAACGAATGTTTGAGGGCGTCACGAATCTGACCACGCACGTTTTCTCGCTGGGCATCGAGCGCGGCGATCATGTAATTGCCGCGTTTGGCGACTCCGCGCTTCGTACCGTAAAACAGGAACGCCGGATAGAAGGATTTCATTTCCGGTGTTTTTTGCGGTTCGACCTTTGCCCAGAAGCCGCCACTGGACATTTTCAGTTTGATCGAGCGCAGCAGTGCACCAGTGTCCCGACCGGGAAAGTCTCCCGGGCTTGAGGTGGCTCTGCGTGCCACGAGGCGGCGCGCGGCCTTACGGATGTCACCGCCTGCCTTGCGCAATGTCTTCTTGATTGCACGTTTATCAAAGTCGATGCGCGAGTGACCTTCGAGCGTCGCATGGACTGAAATGCCACCCAGGTTGGTGCTTTGGGTTTCTCGTTCCATCAGCTGATCGCTCCGAGTTCTTTGGTGGTGATGCGGGTAAAACGCTGGCCGTCTTCAATATTGATGGCATCCATGACCCGAAAGCGGCGACCATTCCATTCGATGACATGACTGGCAGTGATCTCTTCGGGCCTGGTGCCCGGCGTGTAACGCACCCAAAACATATGGGTTGGCACTTCTCCGGTCTGCATGTTGGCTCGGATCGAGACTCCCAGAGCAGGCTCGACTTTTGCCCAACGTTGAATGCCGGGATCGAAAGCCTGATCGAGGCCGAATGCGACATTCGGTACATCGCTCCAGAGTCGCAGCGTGATACGTCGTACCAACTCGCCAGAATCCGGCCACGCAATCAAGCCGCTCACGCCAGCACCACCCGATAAGGATCAAGCAGCCCATCGATAAACGGCAAGCGTTCCAGCTTGCCTTTAACCACAGCCGTCTCACCCCGGTGGGAATACAGACTATCTACGCGCAACTTGATCCAACTCTTGAGCCCTTCGGGAGCGCTGGCAGCAGAACCGTAACCCGCGTCAAAAGTGATCCACACCGCGCCAATTTGCGGCAGTGAAATCGGCCAAATCTTGCCAAAGACCGGTGTCAGGCGCGCCGGTTCGCAGGCGACATCGACCACATAGTCGGTCGGCGGCATCGTCTGTAAGTTGCTGGCCATATCCAGATACTGGATAGCGACCACCGACTGGACCGGGCATTTCGGGATCAAGATAGCGTGACCAGGGATCGTGAACGATTGGCCTGCCGGCACCCCCTTCAGAGAAGGTCCGGGGAAACTGTCCAATACGAGCTTCCAGCGTGCTGTGACGATCTGCCGGCCCGTCAGCGATTCAGCCGCTTGGCGCGCGGCTGAAATCAGCGCGGTAATCAACGCATCGTCGTCATTGATATCCACCCGCACGTGGAGTTTGGCCTCAGCCAGCGAGACGGGCTCCTCGGCAGGTGGATTGATCAGTTGCAAGGGCATCGCTTACTCGCTGGCCGCAGTCGTCGCCACTGCTGGTTTGTCCGCAGGTGCAGGACTTTCCGGCACAGCAACCGGTTCGGCGATACCAGATGCCACAAGGCGAGTTGTTTCCTCTGTCACCTCGTAGCTCTCCCCGGCGCGATATTTGACGAAGCTGTTACCTCCGCCATCAACCGCATTGAAGTCCAGATTGAAAAGAATGCGCGTGCTCATACGCCCCCCTAAATAATCTGAACGACAGCCGCTTGGTTGAACGCGTCAGCCGTGGCGTATCGGGGGTTCATACCGAGCAACTTGCCCGCCACGATGCTGGCCGCCACACCGACGGTCAGCGACAAACGCACGAAGGCGAAACCGTTGGCGTTATCGACATCCTCTGGTTTGAGGTTGATCAGCGCCTGCTTGTTGTCGCCCGTCGCTTTGACGATCTGGACGATTGCTTTGCTGGTCACGTCCTTGGCGCCGGTGCCGATGTTGTCCTGCGCTTGCTGAAACTTGGCATCCAGCGTGGCGGATGCACCAAGTACGCCGGTTTCCACTACAGCGAGTAGCGCATGAAAATTGGTGACGGACACCCAGCCCGTCGTCACCGTGCCGGCGGCCTGGCTGGCCGGATCGATGGTGGCGAGAATCGACAGCTCTTCGCTGCCCTTTGCGTTGGGGAACATGGAAATCTCCTGAATGAAATGAAATCGATTTGGATTGCGGGACACTCATGTGACTGAGATGTCCCGCCTTGCGGTTAGCGTGCGCCGAGCTGGATATAGGGCGACAGCGAGTTGCTGCCCTTGGCTGGCGCGATCGGATTGGCGATCTTGGATTGACCATCCATGCGGAAGGTGGTCCGAAACGCCGTCAGATCCGCATCAAAATACAGATGCATCGAGGTCGCGGTTTGCAGGCCACCGGCCTTGGTGATGGTTTGGTAGTACGACAAATCGACCAGCAGCACGTCCCCTTGGCTTGAGAAGGTGTTGGCGTGTTGCGATACGAACACCGGGCGACCCAGCAGCGTGCCGTAGGGCGACACTTGCATCCCGCCCACCGACAAGCCCGTGGGAAGATAAATCGGGAAGTTACCCAAGCTCAGCGTGAAGAGTGCCGGCAGTACATCGTTGTTGACGATCCAGACGGCGTTGGTGAAAGAGCCGGGAGGCAGCCGCGCGATCATCTTGGCCAGGTTCTGCGGCACCAGGGTTTGCGTGGCCTGGCCAGATTCCTTGGCCACCGTCACAATCGCCCCGGCGTTCATGCAGCCAACTGGAATGCCGTTGCCGGCCCCGAACAGGATCGATTCGTTGGCTTTCCAGCGGATGGACAGCGCGACCTTCTGCGGCAGGTAGGTGGTCAGCGCGTTGGCATCGTCCAGCAACTCATCCGTAGTGGGAACCAGTGCCATCAGCTTCTTCAGGCGCAGCGTGGCCAGCCCCAGCACCGGCTTGGTGGCGATGGCTGATGCTGCCTCACCTTGCCAGTAAGCACGGATACCGTTGGTGCCCCAAGGCGTAGTCTCATCTTTGGGGAATGCCATGCTGTTGCCACTGATCTCGACGTTGTCGGTAAGCGGCAGCAGCGAATCCTCGCCCAAGGACAGCTTGAAAATCTCTTGCGAGAACTGGGGCGGAACCAGAAAGCCGCCGTCCTGGCCTGCGGCCTCGTTGCTGAAGTTGGCAGGAGCTGCGGCACTCATACCACCCAAGCCGCCGAGCAGCAGACGTCCATCAATCGACTTGCCGGGTTTGTCGGCCTGGTACACCGACTGCATGAATTCACCCAAGGAGCCAAAGCCGCGTTTGGGATCGTCTTCCCGGTTGTCTGTGACTATCGGTCCGATGGCGCTGCTCACACTGATGCGTGCTTCGTCTGCAATCAGCGCAGCCTCACGATCGATGGCTGCAGATGTGGCATCGATGCGGGTGCGCAGTGCATCAAAGGCGACAACTTCCTCGTCGCTCATGTCGCGGCTATCGGCGGCGACCCGGTCGGTCAGGTTTCGCGCCTCTTTGACCAGCGTGGTCTTGCGAGCCTGAAGCTCGCGTAGTTGCTTACTCATGAATGGTTCTCCAGAAATGAAAAAACCACCCGAAGGTGGTTGTGGTTTAGGTACGACCGACGGGTCGTGTCAGAAATTGGCGTGACTCAACGGAGCTCGCCTGAACTACAGAATCTCAAGTGCCCTTTGTGCGTGGGCGAGACGGCTCACTTTGGATCGAGCGGGGGCTTTGGCATCGCGACGCATTTTCTTGACGACATCATCGAAGGTGGCAATGCCATCAACCATGTTTTGCGCGAGGGCTGCATCTGCGCCCAGCACGCGGCCTTGGCCCATGCCATCACGCACTTGGCTGATTGGCACTCCACGGCCACGGGCCACCGCTTTGGTAAAGGTGGTGTAGTAGTCATCCACTCGGGACTGCATGAAGGCTTGTGCTTCCTCGTCCAGCGGCGCATACGGGTTTCCTTCAACCTTGTATTTGCCGGCAGAGATCAGTGTCGGCTTGACCCCTTCCGTGGCAAACGCCTGCGAGTAATCAAAGTGCGCCTGCCAGACACCGATCGAGCCCACCTCCCCACCAGGAGATACGTAAAATTCGGAGGCCGAGCAGCCAATCCAATAAGCGGCTGACGCGGCCAGACTGTTGGCAATCGCCACCACGGGCTTCTGTGTCCGAGCACTGGCGATTTCATCGGCGAGTTCGGATACGCCATAGACACTGCCGCCAGGACTGTCGATATCAATCAGGATCTGGCTCACGGTTTCGTCTGCCAGTGCCTGCCGCAGGGCTGCGGCGAACTGCTGGGTACTGACGCTGCCTGGCCCAGAAACATCGTCGACCATATTGCCGCGCTGGGTGACAACGCCATACAGGGGAATGACGGCGATCCCACCGCTGGAGATGGCAGAAGCCGCTTGACGTCGGGTATCACGCAAGAGGCGTTCATTCTGAATGCGCTGCATCGTTTCGTCACTGGCGATATTGCCAACAGACCAGCGGGCAATCACGCCGTACATCGCATTCAAGCGTTCTGGCATTAGCGCCCAAGGCGTCGCCAAAAATTCAGCGACCAGGAGTTGCTTATTCATAATGGGGTTCCAAGCGAGATCAAAGATTCAGTCAATTCGGTTTCACTGCGCGGCTTGTCTTGCGCTGCCTGCGCCCATTGCGTCACACGAGTCAGCGGTACCGCCAGGGCTTCGGCGATCAATACCAGGTCACTGTCGCCTAACGCACCGGCACGGCTAATGCGACGTGCCAAACGGGTGGCATTGGCAAACACCATCGCTCGGATCCGCATATTGGTTTCAGCGTCTGGTTCTGCCGATTCATCTGTCTGGTTGTCAGCCGACTCGCCATTGACTTCGGCGTCTTCGGCTACGCCTTCTTCGGCCATATTCAATGGTCGCAAGGGGTGATCCAAACCCTCCAGCGGATTCAGGTTCTCTGCGATACGTGCCTCGTTTCGGGTGAGCCATCCGTTCTGGATGCCACTCTGGTAATAGGAAGACCGGCTGGCGGCATCACCACGCATCAGGTTGGCAAAATCAAACTCCACTTCCAGATCGTCGCCGTCGAACAGCAATTCGGACTCGATGCTGGCCTCCCACCGTTCGGCCCATGGCGTCATGGTGTGCATCACAAACTCAAGACTCTGCTGCTCGATGTTCGAGAACGTCGCGCGCTCCAGATCCGCGATCATGTGTGGCGGCACCCGAAACAATCGCGCGATGTCCGTGATCTGGAACTTGCGCAGTTCAAGGAATTGCGCATCCTTGTTGGTAACACCCACCTCGTGAAACTTCATGCCGTTCTCAAGCACGAGGACCTTGCCACGGTTGGCACCGGACTGCGCAGCCTGATAGGACTCGCGGAACACCTTCTTGGCCTCGGTATCTTTGAACGAACCCGGAAACTCGATCCAGCCGCCAGTCGGTTTGGCATCATTGGCAAAGAACCGAGCGCCATAGTCCTGCGCGGCGAGCGCCATGCCCAGACTTTCGCGCGCCAGATCGATCGGGCTCATGCCCATCAAACCATCGGAGGACAGGCCGCGCAGGTGCCAAATCTCGCCACGCGGAACGATCGTTTCTACGCCAAGACGATCCGTCACTCGGTAACGGTAGTCACCGGCAGGAGTGAGTTCCATCTTGATTCGGTCTGGGTGGATCGGAACCAGCTCCAAGATTTCGCCACGACTGTTGGCCACGATCCGGTTGTAGGCGTTGCCCCGCAGCGCCAGGTGGCCCTGCAACATTTCGCGCCACTCATAAGGGTTTTGATACCGGTTCGGACGCTTGGCCAGTAAACGGTACAGCCAATGGTCGGTAACCCGGTCCTTGCCGCCATCGGCGCGCTGCCGATACAGCACGAACGGCAACGACGCCATAGTCTCGGCAAGAATGCGCACGCTGGCATACACCGCCGCAACCCGCAGGGCGTTGTCAGCTGCCACGCGCAAGCCGCTGGATGTGCGCACGGTGACCGGCTCAAACCAGAAATCTCCCCAAGGGCTGCGGTCATCGCTTGACGCCATCCAGCGGGAGAGAAAACTGAACATTCCCATCAGAGCATTACCAGTTCATAGTCCGTACCCAGCACGACGTTGGTGCCGGGTGTAATCGCCCGGGACAAGCCCATGATCAGCGCGACGATGCCGTCGATCTTGTTTTCTGGGCGCTCCTTGCGCGGATAAATGTTGTCCTTGGCGTCCAGGTGCGCCACCACGTTGCTGGCCATCCAGCCCAGTACCGGGCAGCCGTCATGAATCAGCTTGCCTTGCAGCACCAAGGCTTCCAGTGTTTTCATAGGCTCCGAGAAATTCAATACCGTAGGCCGCACTTCGATCATCGGCAGGCCCTCGGCCAGCATCCGGGTCGACAACTGCGTGGCCTGGAATGGATCGAAAGTCACCGCTTGCACCGAAAAGCGCGACGCAAATTCGATCAGGTCGGCCTCGATCCAACTGAAATCGATCACGTTGCCTGGCGTGACCGTCAGCCGGCCACTGCCCATCCACCCCGGGTACTGGCTATTGCCGTTGGCATGCACCGTGTCCTCGGGCAGGTAGTAGCGGCCAAACACCGCAAAGCCACCATCGATCTCCGGATGCGCGAATACGAGCAGCAATGCGGCGATATCCGTCTTGCTGGCCAGGTCCAGGCCGATCCAGCAGGGCTGGCCGGCAAAGGCCTCGATGTCCAGCAATGGATCGGCGCACCGGTCCCACGACCGCATGTCCATCCAAGCCGTGTCCGCATTGACCCACTCGTTGAGGTGCTTGGTCTTGAAGTTGTTCACCGCACTGGGCATCTGCATGGCCTTGGCCTGCAACGGAGCCAGCACTTCCGGGCGCACCGAAATGCCCCAGTTGGGGTTGGCCTTGATCAGCGATGACTCCAGCGTCCAGTCGTCCCCATCGTCCAGCCCGTAGACGATGCCGAACTGGCTGTCGTCCTCGAACACGCCATCAAGTAGCCGGGTCACGAATGTCCGAATCTCGTAGCAGATGCCCGAGCGGTTGCTGCCTGCCGTCGTGATCACCCACAAGAGTGAGTTGTCCCGTTTGCCGGTCCCGGTTTCCACCACGTCATAGACCGTGCGCGTCTTGTGGGCGTGCAACTCATCAACGCAGCCGAAGTGAATGTTCAAGCCATCCAGCGTCGAGCCTTCTGCAGACAGCGCTTCGAACTTCGATCCGCTGGTCATCACATGCATGTTGTGCGCACCAACGCCCACACCGAAGCGTGTGCGGAAGCCTGCGGACTGCCGCGCCATGGTCTGCGCATCACCGAACACGATCCGCGCTTGGTCCCGGGTGGTCGCCAGCGAATACACCTCGGCTCCACCTTCACCATCGGCCGCCAGCATGTACAGCGCCAGCGCAGAGGACAGCGTGGACTTGGCATTGCCGCGCGGCACCTCGATGTAGGCCCGGCGATACCGGCGCTTTCCGTCCGCCTTGACCCATCCAAAAACCGTGCTCAGGATGAACACCTGCCAAGGTTCCAGATGGATCGGATCTCCTGCCAGCGGACCTTTGACGTGCGGCAGCCTCTCAATGAACGCACACAGGTTGTCCGCCGGTGCAAACGACTTGCCCGATCGATCCATCAGTTTTGGGTTGAATCGCAGCAAGCTGCTCTTACCCTTGAACTTGACCAGATCGTTCAATTGCCGCTGGCATGCCATGCGTACCCATCGGCATGCGGGAACATCACCCTCCACCACGGCCTCGGCGTAGCGCCGGGCAATGGTGGCGTAACTTCGCGCGGGCATCAGCCAGCGATCTCCGACCACGGATCCAGATCGTCAGCCGCTTCCATGGGCAATGCGATGCGCGAGCGCGATGCTGGCGTGAAGCCCATCTCGGTCGCCGCCTTGGTCATGATCTGGGCTTGCTTATTGGCGATCGCCAGATACGGCGACTGCATTGGCACACCCGTGTTCGGCGCCTTGATCAGCAATCCTGTCTTGGCTAGCCCCGCCTGCGCTTTGCGGTACAAATCGGCGGCGCACGCCCATACCTCGAGCACCGACATGTCCAGTCGGCGCAGTAGATGTTGCGGTGCGCTGTCAATGGCGTAGCGCCAGGCATCCTTGGCACCATCCGTCATGTAAGTCGGCGGCTCAACCAGATCTCCTTGGGGCTGCGGCTCGCGCAAGTTCGTGCGGCATTTCTGCAGCGTCCCCTTGATCTTCTTGACAGTAGTGGGCAGTGGTTTGCGTCCGGCCATTTCAATTCAGTCCTTGGGGGGATCCCCCCTTGTTTCAATTTGCACGCGCAAAAATCTGTGCACGCGCACGCATCGCGCGCTGCACGATGTAGAGATTCATCCCCCCTGGGGGTGGGTCAGCGCCGCTTGGCTGTCTCGCCAGCGGTTTTGCTGTTGTGGCAGGGCACGCACAGCCCCTGCAGGTTTGCCCAGTCAAACCGTGCGCCGCCGTCCTTCAACGGTTGGATGTGGTCTGCCACCACCGCCGCGACAACGCGCCCACGGCCCTCACAGCGCGCGCACACCGGGTGCTCACGCAGGAACGCAGCACGCACAGCACGCCACGCGGCTGACTGGTAGAAGCCGTACTCGGTGTCGAACCCACGTCGTGCGCGACCGTAGTCACGATGCACCGCAACACGGTGCGCATCGCAGTAGCCAGGCACGGGCACGACTGCCGCACATCCGGGGTGCCGGCAGGGTGTGGGTGCGCTTCTGGCCATGGTCCGCTTATGTCCGATCAATTACGCAACAGCGCGCCGAAATCAGCTTGCCTTCTTCTCAAAACGAAGCGTTCATGCAGACACCATCAACGCACCGGAGAAAACGCATGAGCTACACCAGCAACGAATTCACAGTCGACGAGATCGGGTTCATCCAAATCGCGCTGACCAAAGTCCTGTCCGCAGTCGCACGCGGCGAACTGGACCTCAACCGACTGGCGCGCGAAGAACTCGCCGCACGCGGTCTGGATGACAAGGGCGTTTGGGTCGGGTTCGATCGCGCCAAGCAAATCCACAAGGTATGAGGAGTAAGACGATGGACGCCAAGACCCTCGACCAACTATTCCAGCGAATAGCGCTAGACCATCTTTTTGTCGACACGCTGGAGACGCGCAACAGCGACCGACTGGACTTCCATGAGGTCAGCGTGTGGGGCATCAAGACCGCCTTGCAGGCCGCCTTTGAGGCGGGCAGCCAAGCCGCCAGCACCAATCAACCCAACCAGTAATCAACCAAGGAGCATCACCATGACAATCCAACTCACCCCATCGCAGCAGCAAATCCTCAGCCACGCGGCCAAGCTCACCAGCGGAAAGATCGAGTGGTTTCCAGACAACATCAAAGGCGGCGCACGAAACAAGGTGCTCGACAGCATGTTCAACCGCGCCCTCATCACGCCACTGGGTGATGACTGGTTTGTCGCCGCCGAGGGCTACGACGTACTGGGCCTGCCGCGTCCGGGACCGGTCTCCGTCGCGGATCCTGAAATAGAAGCCGCCGTAACTACCATCGAAACCAAAGCACGCGCTGAAGCTAAAACGCCGCGCACGCGCGACAACAGCAAGCAGGCCACGGTCATCAGCATGCTCAAGCGTCCCGAGGGAGCAACCATCCCGCAAATCATTGAGGTAACCGGCTGGCAGGCACACACGGTGCGCGGCACATTTGCCGGTGCGTTCAAAAAGAAACTCGGACTTAATCTGGTGTCGGACAAGGGCGAAGGCGACCGGGTCTACCGGATCGCCGGCTGAGCCAGATTGGCCAGCGTATTGAATTGCGCGCCATCACCGGCACGAGTCGCCTCAGCGCCGGTGAAGTCCTGCCAGCGCTTGACGATCACATCCACGTACTTCGGATCGAGTTCGATCAGTCGTGCCCGACGTCCTGATTTCTCGCAAGCAATCAGACTGGAGCCGGAGCCGCCAAACGGGTCAAGAATCAGATCCCGCGTCTTGCTGCTGTTGCGCACGGCGCGCTCGACTAGCTCCACCGGCTTCATGGTTGGATGCAGGTCGTTCTTGTGCGGCTTCTTGATTTGCCAGACATCACCCTGGTCGCGCGCACCACACCAGTAGTGGTCGGCACCATCGCGCCAACCATACAGTATTGGCTCGTACTGGCGCTGGTAGTCCGCCCGCCCCATGGTGAAGGTGTTCTTGGCCCAAATCACGAATGTCGACCACTTGCCACCGGCAGCACGGAAGGCCGACTGCAAAGTGTCTAGTTCCGAGGAACTCATGGCGATGTAGACCGCGCCCTTGGTGACATTCAAAATGTTCTGACAGGCCGCTAGCAGAAAGGCACCAAAACCATCTCCCATGTTGTCGTTCAGGATCGGACGATTCTTGCCACGCATTTTGTCCTTAGCCGTGTTGGCGTAATTGACGTTGTAGGGTGGATCCGTGAATGTCATGTCCACCAGTTCGTCACCCAACAGCGCTTTGTAGTCCTCGGCCTTGGTAGCATCGCCGCACAGCACCTTGTGCTCGCCAAGAAGCCAAACATCCCCAGCGCGGGAGATCGGGTTCTCGGTAACTTCTGGAACCTGATCCTCATCGGTCAGTCCGTCGTTGTCGGTGTCACCGGCGATCAACGCGTCCCATTCATCGGGACTGAAACCGGTGATGCCAAGATCGAATCCGCTGCTTTGCAACTCAGCCAATTCCAGTCCCAGGAGTTCTTCTTCCCAGGAAGCGTTCTCGCCAATTTTGTTGTCGGCAAGGATGAGGGCGCGGCGCTGGATATCGGTGAGATGATCCATCGGAACGACGGGGACTTCGCTCATGCCGAGCTTACGTGCGGCGAGCAATCGTCCGTGACCCGCGATCACATTGTTTTTCCCATCGACCAGAATGGGAGCACCCCATCCAAACTCGCGAATGCTGGCAGCAATCTGCGCCACCTGCGCGTCCGTGTGTTGCTTTGCATTGCGCGCGTACGGAATAAGCGACTCAACTGGTCGATAGTGAATTTGCAGGGATGGCATCAATGGGTCCAGAAATGCAGAAACCCGCTGAGAGCATGGTGCTCAGAGCGGGTTTGTGGTGTCGGTCAGCCGTATTGCGATGCCACTTGGCATTGCTCACACGTCTGTCCAGAAGATAGCCGAAATAGTAACGCAAAGCACCCCAATGTGTTGCACGCTCAAATGGAGGCTTGCGCCGCAGATGTACGCATGACATGCAATAGCACCTCGCACACCCGCCAAATCCCGCCAATTCACGCTTGGGCATTCAATCGCTCGACAACGATCTGAATCGACAACTTCCAACGCCGCCAGGCTGTCGTGCGACAGCACCCGAATCGCCTGCCGATCTCATTCCACTCGTAGTTGTCCGCGCGCATCCAGACCAGATGCCGGCTTTCCACCTCCAGCCACTGCACCCAGCCCATGGCCTCCAGCATCTGGTCGACGTCCTTGGGATCTGGCGGAAACCGAATGACGCGGTCGTGATCGGCAAAACGCTCCCACTCCTGCCGCACCATCGGCGGCCACAGGTTGAAGTAGCCTTGGACACGGACTGGTGGCAGGCGACGACCAGTGACCACCGCCTCATGAAAACGTGCAGCGACATCGTCGACAGACCAGACAACGCGATTTTTAGCCATGCCGAGTCCTCCCGTACAGACGATCCCCAATGATGCGAATCAGTTGGCGCTCGATCACGCCAAGTCGATCATCCGCCTCCGACACAACGAGGATGTGCTGCTCCTGCCAGCCACGCTGCTTCACGGCATCCAGATCAACATGCTCGCCTTGCATGCGGCCTAAGGGCGACGGGTACTGCGCTTGCGGTGTTTTCATGTCATGCCTCCTGGGTTTCGATTGCCCAGTGCAACAAGGCCAAGGCATCAGCTTCGTTGTCATCCGACACTGGATGTCCTTTGACACGCATGGCGGCAATGACCTCGTCCTTACCGGCATTGCCTTTGCCTGTCGCATGCTTCTTGATCGTCCCGACTGGCACACCCTGGTACGGGATGTTGCGGTGCTCGCACCAGGTGGTGAGCGTGGCCATCAAACCGCCGTAGACGTGTGCGGCATCGACACCTGCATGGCGACGCACCTCCTCGAAGTACACTGCATGGATGTCGTTTATCAGGGCGTGAATTTCCGACAACCAGCGCTTGAACCGCAGGAAGCGCATGCCGCCGCCTTCGAACCGTTGCGGCTTGAAGCTGACGAAACCGTGGGCGATCTGGTGGTCACGCGCACGCACGGCCCACCCGGTCGTGGTCCCGAGATCGATCGCCAGAATGGTCAGCGCGTAACCCGCTTTCGTGGCCGATCCGATGGTGGTGCCGACAGGGCCTGACGCATCGGACTCGGAATAACGTAACTTCTCTTTAGGTGCGCCCGCGCGCACGTGTAGCAAGTTAATGTTTTGGGTTGTCGGATGCGTCAGGCCGTGGCTGTTATTTGGAATTTTTGTCATGACCTGTCCCTCAGTTGTCGTTGTAGGGGTAGCTTGCGCGTGGGAGGTTGGTCGGCTCCTTGAGACCGATGCCAACAAAGCCGCGCATGCCCAAGCTGTTGCGCCATTTCTCGAAGCGGCGTGTCAAGAGCGCATCTGAGAAGCGGCGCATGGAACCGAGAAACTCGCCGTTGGTCTCGGCCCACTGCTTCCAGTCGTTGAACAGCTCGAACGTCAGCGCCTTGGCGTTGCCATGCAAAAGGCAGCGGTCTTCGATCCAGCGCCCCATGGCGTCCTCGGCCTCGAAATACTCTTCGGTTGCATCCATGACGCTTTGCGGCTGTTTCAGGCCAGACTGCTGCCACAGCAAACAACCCTCCAAGGCCCACGCCAGAATGCCGTCGCGCTCCTGCAGCAGCTTCTCGGTAAGCTTGCCGTCGCGCCGTTCGGGCGGAATGGTCACCGTGAAGGGAATCAGATGCAGACGCCGCTTCATGGCCTCGTCTACATTGCGGATGGACGGTTTGTGGTTGCCGGCAATGACTAGCTTGAAGTGCGGCGTGTAGTCGAAGAAGTCCTGGCGCATGAAGCGCGCCGACACCTTGTCGCCACCGGTGATGGTCTTAATCTTGGATTCGTTCCAGCGCCGACCCTGCTCGGTCTCAATCGATGCGACAAATCGCGCGCCGCGCAGACCCGCCAGATCAGTGGGATGCCGGTCCGACCGTGTTTCCATGAACGTGTCCATGGGCGCGTTGGCGGCGTAGTCCCCCAGGATGGTGGCGATTACATTGACGAACACCGACTTGCCATTGGCACCCGTGCCGAACAGGAAGAACAGCGCGTGCTCGCTGGTCACCCCAGTCAGGCAGTAGCCCACCATGCGCTGCAGATAGACCATCAGTTCCGCATCGCCTCCCGTCACATCCGACAGGAAGCCGCGCCAGGTGGGGCAGTCCCCTTGCGGCACAGCAGTGCAGACCTTGGTCATCCGGTCAGCACGGTCATGCGAGCGAATGACGCCAGTGCGCAGATCCACCACACCACCGGGCGTGTTCAGCAGCCAGACGTCGGCATCCCAGTGTTCAGCCATGGAAGCATGCTTGGGATCACTGCGTGCGATACGCTCCACCGCGCTGATGGTGGACGAGCTGGCCAGACGCGCACGCAAACGCGGCGTGTCGGCCTTGAACGAAGCGGCCCGGCAAATGTTGCGCGACAGATGCTGGATGTAGAGCAACTGATCCGGATTCCAGCGGATCCCGGTCCACACAAGCCACTTGCCCCATTGGGCGCAGTAACGCCAGTCCTCACCGTAGCGGCGCGTGAAGGCGGTGGCCAGCCCGTCCTCGGTGGTCCAGTCGATCCCCTCGACCAGCTTGTCCTCGATCGGCGCATCGCTTTGAACAGCCACCGGCACGCGGTCACCGGCCATCAGGAATCCCTGAACGTCAAAACCCTCGGCAATCGCATCGGCCGCATCCCATCCGTCGGGCTTTTCCGCTGGCGGATATAAGATGGCAACGGACTCAGCGCCAGCGGCCAGAATCGCCTGCGAGGCGCGATCGGCATACTCCCATCCTGGTTTGTCACGGTCGGGCCAGATCAGCACGACCTTACCCTCCAAGGGTGACCAGTCGGTCTTGTCGACTGGTGCATTGGCACCGTGCATGGCGGTGGTTGCGCAAAGCCCCAAGTCGATCAAGGCCTGCGCGCACTTCTCACCCTCGACCAGAATGATCTGGTGGGCCGCAACCAAGCCCGGCTGGTGGTACAGCGGACGGGGATTGGGTGGTGCCATTTTGCGGCGTTTGGCATCCCATGGCCGGAACTCCTTGCGTTGCCCGGGCGGGTCGTACCGGTACACCACAGCGATCAAGGCTCCGTTGGCATCGAGGTAATCCCACTTGGCGGTGGCCTGACCAAGATCGTCCACTGGCGCTTCGCGTTTGACTTTGCGCGCTGGCGTGAGATTGGCGCGACCGGCCAATTCGCCGGCGTACTGCAACACGCGTGCGAAATCAGCGTGCACGTCAACCGACATGTGCCGCGCCAGCAAATCAAAGATGTCGCCGCCATCGCCGGTCGCGCGGTCGGTCCACAGACCGGCTTTATCGCCGTCGACCACGATTTCCAGGCTGTCGCCGGGGCTGCCCAAGATGTCGCCAATATGGAACTTCCCGCGCCGGACCTTTCCGGCGGGGAAAATCGTGGACAGCACCGATTCAAGCCGCGTCAACAACGCAGTTCGGGTCGCATTGCGCTCGGCACCGCGATCCATTTCAACTGGCGCTGCGCAGTCATTAAAATCCAGCGGGTCCGGATGTCCCTGATCAATCATCGGACACCTCGCCTCCGGCTGCGGGGTCGGCGGACGTCGTGCTGCCGTGCAGCTGCTGCCACTCGGCAAGCTCCGAAAGCTTGAAGCGGATCATGCGACCAATCCGGTAGTACGGGATATGCAGCCTGGTGCGCTGCCTGGCGTTGGTCATGTAGTACATCGGCAGATTCATGGTGTAGGCCGCTTCGCGGGCATCAACGAACGGCTCCCTGGCCACAGGGGGATGGAGTGAGGTGGATTTCATGGGTTGGTCCTCCAGCAACGGTCTGCCCACGCGCAGAACTTGCATTCGAAATGGGTGGAATCGGTAAACGAGCGCGGCAGAAGATCACCCGCCTCACTGGCGGTGATCACGCGCGCAGCACGGTCCGACATGCGCTGCGCCAGCGACGCGTCGAATGGAATCAACTCGGCGTAGATCTCCATCGTGTCTGCGTTGACGGCGGTGAAGAGCGCCGGGTGCTCGTGCAACTCGAGGTAGCTCTGGTACAGCGCTATCTGCGCGGCATAGATGGGTTTGGATACCGCCAGCTTGTGTTTTTCAACATCACGCCAGGACTTGGCACCGAGACACTTGTTCTCCCACAAGGACGGGTAGGCAAAGCCATCGGGCCCGGCAATCAGTACGCCATCCACATGGCCGCGCAAGCGACCGCCAGCCACCGAGAAGCCGAACTGATGGCCGTTGGCGTCTTCGGTCTTAAGGTGAAAGCCCGCCATGCGCAACCAGCGGATCACCATGTCCTCGGTGCGGTGGCCGCGCTCGAAAATGCGCAGCAGTCGCCCTGAGAATCCCTTGCCGTGATCGACCGGTGCGTGAACGTACTCATACTGCAGTTGGCGCTCGCAGGCCGCACCCAGGCGCGATGCCCCCAGGTACTCACGCTGTGGCGTTGCATCCCGTTCGGCTTCCAGTGCAATGTCGAACAGTTCCTGCAATCGGCCCGAGAGACTGGCTGATGAATTGAAATCGATCATGGTGTGGTCTCCCATGGCAGGTCATCCGCCATGTCCGCGAACGGGTTCTCTTGCACGGGCGGTAGCGACTCGCGGATGGGATCGTTGACAGGCGTCGTACCCGGCATACGCACTGGCGGATACTTGGTGCGTTCATGCTGCGCAGCCATCTCATCGACGTAGGCAGTGACGATGGCTTCGATCACGGACAGTGCCTCCGTTTCGGAGTAAGCCCCGAGGGGCTTGTCGAAGCCGATGGCCGCAGCCGCTTCACCGAAGAACCTGAGGCACATGCGCATGGCCGCTTTTTCCAGAGGCGTGGCATCAACCATGGCAGCCTCCGGCGGTAGACCCTGATCCAGCGCCCGGGTCCAGGACCCGTACAGCTTGTGAAACGCGTCCTGGCAGCGGCGTGAGCAGAACACCCAGTCGATTGGGTAGCGCCGGGGGTCGCCCACCCGGTGCCGGTTCTCCGTATGGCCGAAGCCGCGTGCCTGACGTGAGCAGACCCAGCATTTCATGGCGGGCTCGCATCACTGTGCCCACGCCGGTTTGCCAGTCGCAGACGCTGGAGTCGGACGTGCTGGTGCAACTGGTGCTGCCGACGCCGCGTGACCCGTGCCAGCGACCGTCTTGGTCACGCCACCCATAAGTGCCGTGTAATCTTTGTGATCCGGCTCAATGGCCAGCTTCACAACGTTGCGGTCTTCACCCTTGGCGTCCTTCTCCACATCGACCCGAGCGATGAACTCGATGCCGTCCAGATCCGCAAAGCTGTTGATACGGCGCGCGGCAGCCGCTTGCGGCGTGTTGTCCTGCGGGTGGACGTTGCGCGAGCTATTGAGCGCGGCGCGGATAAAGCTGCGTCCCATCTGGCCCCAGGTCGGCCCCTTCTTGGAGTGCAGTCCGACGTTCGACCACATCTTACGTTTGGCAAACGGGCCACCGGTGACGACGAATTCGCAAGCGAGATAAACCGCCCCTGTGTCAAAGGACTCGGTGGCGTAACCACCTGTCCAACCCTGGCTGTGGTCATCATGGCCACCGGGTTTGATGGTCATGCGCAGCGGCACGATGGTGCCCTTGGGGATCAGGTCGAATGCGCCGTGCTGGGCTTCGGCGTCGTTGAAATCGTTCCAGTTGCTGGAGGTATTGGCGTTCATGGCATTTCCTTTAATTTGATGAGGCCGATGCCGGGGCGGTCTGGCCGAGGCACTTGGCGATAAGTTTTCCGAGGTGGGGCTCTTCGATGGCTTCCAAGCGGCCGCTGCGATCCTTTGCGGGGAAGCCAAACGGGTTGTCCGCACGGGTGACGAAGCCCCGGTAGCTGCTACCGTCGTCGGCCTTCAGAACTGAGAGCACGACGACCTCGTCCAGCACGCCGGGCAATTCCAGTGCGGTCTTACTGCCTTCCAGTTGCAGCTGGTAGTAGCGGCGGTTGAAGTCGTCGGTTTTCTCTTCCAAGATCGCGACGTAGATGACGTGCTTGTCACGGACATGCTGCAGGTGCGTGAGCGCCGTGATCATTTCCTGGCCCAAGAGTCCATATGCACCCCTGTTGTCCGGCTTGCCGGTCTTTTCGCTCATGGCCTGCGGCTGAGTCTTGCACCAGGCAAAGCACAAGCGCGAGAGCACGGTCAGGCTGTCGACGAAGTAGGTGTCGTACTTGGCCAGTTGCGCTGGCTCGCCAAACTTGGTGCAGACGTGCTCAAAGTGAGCCTGCGAGAAGGCCTGATCGGCGCTGGCCGTGGGCATGGGGCCGGCAAGAAAAACCACCAGGTCGCGAAATTCTGGCCAGGTGCGCGGACGCACCGTGTCACCAGGCCAGTCACGCACCGACAGGTCGCCAGCTTCCAGATCCACAAACAGGGTGGTCTCAGGCGGCAGCGTTTTGAGCTGCGTGGTTTTACCCACGCCCGGGACACCAACCAGTCCGACTTTGGCGCTGTGACGTTCTTTCAGCCGATCTTCGGCAGAGATGATTGGGAGTGCCATTACGCCACCTCACGAATCTGCACAACCACTGCCGGATTCCAGAGGATCTGGTAACCGGAGTGGCCGTTGCGCGAGAACGGCAGGGCCTCAGCCCATTGCTGACCAGCGTCGGTCAGTTCCCATTCGTCGCGGTCGTTCTTGAACTGAAAGCCCAAGGACTGCAGCCGCGTGTTGACCGCACGTGCGGACATGCCGACGCGTTCACCGACCTGAGTTGGATTCAAACTGCAGATTGGTTCGTTGGCAGCCGGCAGAACCTTGCGCAGGGAGTCGACGGCCAGACCGGTGTTTTCATGGATCACGGTCAGCGTGGCCGCCATGGCGATGCCTGGCTTCACGCCAGGGACTCGGGCAATAGCCTCGCCGATAGAAAGAATGGCGTTGACGCGATCCTGTGTTGGCGATGGCAATGCGGCGACCAATCCGGCTGACGCATATGACCCGGTCTTTCGGATAGCGGGCAGCACTTCGTGAGTGACCCAGCGTTTGAAGCGCTTGGCTTCGGGCTTGCGGCTGCCCAGCACCAGATTGAACAGGCCGGACTCATTCACCACGGTCATGTCCTGCGGGCCGCCAGGGGTGTGAATTGAATTCACCCCCTTTTCGTCATCGTCAAGGCGCTCCAGCGCTTTGCGATCAAGGCTCAGGGTAGACAGTACGTCGGCTGCGACAAACATCGGTTCGCCGTTCTCACCCATGCACACGCGTACATTGCTGGACTCAAAATTGAATGCGACGAGTTGATTCATTTCGTCACCCCCACGGCGATATCGCCAACCGTTTCGGCGCCCGGGTAGGTGTGCTCACGCGCCAGCGTGTAAAGCGCTTCGAGGGCATTGCGGCGGCGATGAATCGCCGAGCTTTCGCGGCTCAGGGACTGGATCGCGAACGCGACTTCGTCGAGAGTGGCGTCCAGGAGCGGCTTCTCGACCGTGTTGCCGTAGCGATCCTCATAGCTGATGCTTGTGCCGAGGTGCTCGCCGACGTAGCCGCCGAGCTTGGCCTGAAGGGTTTGATGCAGGGTTGGGGTTTTCATGCGAGGTTCTCCTGTACAAGTGCAAGGCGGTAAGAGGTTTTGCCGGGTTTGACGGTGCGAGCCTTGACGAAGGTTTCCTTCAAGGTCGTGGGCCAGGCGTTGAAGCGGGACTCAGAAATCGAGTAATCGATGTCGATGAAGTCGCCAACCTTGTCGCCGGCGGCAACGATGCGTTGTGCGAAATCGGCCAGTGCGGCTTGATCCCACGTCACGCGTTTGGGGACATCGACGGTGATCCGCAGCGGACCGTCGGTGAAATGGACGGCACCGAAATCCTTGCCGGCCTCGATGCGAGCTGCGCGCGCCTGCTCGCCATAGGACTGCTCCAAAGCGGCATCGAACTTGATGCGCGCCTTCTTGAGCCAATCAATGGCGGCATCGAGATTGCGGTTGATTTCCTGCTTTTGGGCAGGGGACAGCGCCGCCAGTTGGCTTGCAGACATTTCGGCAATGTCGGCGGGGAAAATGGTCAGGTCAGTCATGGCCATCTCCCTCACTTGACCGCACGTTCGGACGTCGAGACGTGCAGCGCGCTGTGCTCGTAATCGGTCACCACTTCCAGCGGATAGGTCACTCGCTTGGAAAGCTTCAGATAGTGCGGACCACGTCCTTCAGAGCGCCAGCGTTGCAACGTCTTCGGGCTCACGCCCCAGCGCTGGGCGAGTTCGTTTTCAGAGAGCACGCGCCGCTCGTGCGGTGCCACCGGCGCGGACATCGCCAGAGTGGCTGATGGACCGCGATTTGCTGATGTTGATTGCAGCATTGATACCCCTTTCAGTTAGGTGAGGAACAACGCTGCTATTGAAAAATTTGGGTGGCGAACTGTTAAGGAACCGGCTGGCGAACTGGCCTGGTAGTTCGGGTTCGCCAGTGACCGTAGAAATGAAAACGGCGAGCCGCAATGGCCCGCCGTTTTGTGAGGGAGGTTTCGTTAAATCAGGATTTCACTGGTGCGGCACAAGGCATCACATAGGTGCCTGCGCGCTGATTGGCGATGACCAATGCCTGGTACGCGCGCAGTGGATCTTCGTATTTTGGGTTGCCCTTGTTCTCGGCTTTCACCTTGAATACGTCGATGGGTTTGTCGCTCTTCAACTTCGCGCGCCCCATCACGTTGTGGGCTTCCTGCTCCTGACCCGCGAAATGCCAGAATGCACTGAACACCGCTGCCTGAGCTGAAGACAATGCGATCGGCATCGTCGCGCCGGACAGATGCACCCAGCGAAAATCGGCAGAAAACGGACCGTTCACTGCCTCTGTCGTATCGTCCGGTACGTCGGGATTCGACTCTGCCCCTGGTTCCGTATAACTGAGCTTGCCTCCATACAAGGTGAATCGCTCCTCCAGCGGTAGCCAGACAGCTGCGCCAGCAAGTGGATCATGCTCAATATCCCGCATCGGCTTCGGAGTGATCAACCATGGCACCGCTGTGCCGCGTGTTCGTGCAATCAACGACGGGTGCTGCAGCGGCAGATCCAGACTGCGCGCCAAGATGACGGGGCGACGCTGGTGGGTCCCCAATCGCCACATGCCAGCGACCACCGACACAGTGCCCTGCTGGGCGGGAATGTTCAGCGCGCCGCGCAGTTTGCGAACCAGCCAATCAGGATCGAACAACCACGCTTGCCGATCAACGGCATCCACCGCCACGGACCCGCAGTCGGGGCACTGGCAAGCGAGACCGGTCGCGGATTGAACGACCTGCCCACGGTGCAACTGGCAGTAAGGGCACAGCACATACCTGAGGTCCAATGGGTGCTTTTTCACCGCGCGGTTTTCATCCAGCACGGCCAGAGCATCGCGCTCGTTATCAGATAGTGCGGACTCGAGTATCGGCCCCTCGTTGCCAAAGAGCCGACACGCAAGCGCCCAGGTTGTCGCGTTATTGGCTTTGCTCAATTGCGCGCTCATCCACCAGATCCGGGCGTGCCCCGGCCATATCCGTCTGTGCCGACAAGGTCTGCTTTTCTTGCAGGATGCCGATCTGCACCAGATAGCCCTCCAACTGAGCGCGCAGTTTTTCGTCAAACTTGTGCAGATTCAGGCGACCACGACGTGTCACTTCAACGGTCACGACGGGGCTGCGCTGTTTGCCTGGGGGTGGCGCGTAGTAGAGGTTGATGGTGGCTGCAGTCACCAGCCAGTGCCGCGCCAGCGGGTTGTCGTGCTCGAATCTTTCGGCAATCAATTCCGTGACGCAATCATGCTCACTGCTGGCCATTGCCGTGAACTCGGCCTTGAGGTGGGTGTCCGGGCTCATCAACGTGATCGACTTGACCTGCAGCGACACAAAACCGTCGGCTGCCGCCTGCGGCACCTGAAAACCCAACTTCAAGGTCGACAGGTCCAGCGTTGGCGGCTTGATCCGCTGCGCCGCCACATCCACACCCAGCAGATGCAGTGCGAACGCCTGGGCCAGCATCTCATGGTATTTCGCCCCACCGCGAATCAACGTACGGACCACGCCGGTGGCGTCCGAGTACTCCAGAGTCATGTGAATATTCGGGCTGCCGACTCGACGCTGCAGTGTGGTGCCGTCAAACTCCAGTCGCATCATGGCCAGGTCCTTGGCGTGCACCGTCACGAGTTGCGTGCCCTGAGCACGGTCCAGCAGGTGCGCGACACAGACCTCGCCACAGCCAAGTTCTTTTTGGTAGAACACTTTGATGGCATCGCCGAACGCTGCCATGGATGCCGGGTCACGGCGCACAGGGACCTTGATTCCAAGGTCATGCTGTTGAGCGTGCTGGGTATGGCTATCGACGTACTCCATCTCCGCCGCTTGCTCAAACAGGTCCATGTGATGGACGAACAGCCAAAATGCCCGGTGGATGTCGCTCTGGCAGCCGATCAAACTGACCAGGGCGGCGCTGTTCGCCGTGGTGGCCTGAAACATCGCCTGCTTGCCACGGGGGTGCGCGAGTTGCGTGCTTACATGCAATCCGGCGACAACCTTGTCTCGTACTCCACTGTCGGGGTAGGTCTGAATCGTCTCGATCAGCCGGTTTGAGGTGGCCGGGTCATCCGACCAGTCAAAGTCTGGCGGGAACACCATGCCCTGGTTGTGGAGGTAAGTGCGCAGCGTCGCGTCGACTGGCAGGTTGAGCAGCGCGTCAGCGTAGGTAAGTTTCATACTCGGTCCTTTCAGGATGTCGTCGTTGGACTGAAGACCGGGAACCTTGCGGTGCTGCCGTCGGCGACTGGTTACACAAAATAGGCCACGTATCGCTAAAAGTCATGTAGAACGATACAAGACCGATTGTACGCGCACATACCCGCTTGTCAATCAAAATGGCACTTGTTCATTGAACTGGCTCTTTCTGCTATACTTTTTTGCTATTTCTAGGGTGATTACGCAAATGCCAAGTCCTTTCGGAATACGGTTACGGCAATTTCGTGAAGCCAAGGGCCTCACGCTCCAGCAAGTGGCAGACGCCGTTGGCTGCAGCAAGGGTTACGTCTGGGAACTGGAAATGCGCGAGGGTCAGCGCCCCACTGCCGAGCGCCTGAACGCCATCGGCAAGTTGCTCGGCGTCACGGTAGAGGATCTGCTGGGCGAGCCCATCGGTGAGGTCAAGGAGGCCAGCGGCGCTGATGTCGCTTTTTTCCGGGAATATGCCGGGATGAGTGAAGAAGAAAAGAAACGCTACCGGGACGCCATGAAGCTGATGTTTGGCAACAAGGGCTCCGACGCGGAGGGCGCTTGAGCGACACGGCGCCGCTGAATAGTTTCAAGGCTGCCGCCAAGATACTGACCTGGCTGGATGCCATAGGCAGCCTCACCTTGCCCATTGATCTGGACCTGGTCAGGCAGATGCTGCCAGACACCCCCTTTGGGCGAGGCGCATCAATCAAAGAACCGGCCCATCTGACATGGAATTCCAGCGAGGGCGCGCTGGTGCGCAATCCAGAGAATCATTCGGAGTGGGGGATTTTCGTAAACCCAAAGGCCCGCGCCGAACGCAAGCGGTTTACCGTGGCCCACGAACTGGGGCATTTTGTTCTGCACCGCGCGATGCAGGCGACGTTCAACTGTGACAAGGAGAGCGTGTACACCGGCATCGACACGCTCAAAGCAATCGAGCGCGAGGCCGACGACTTCGCCAGCAATCTGCTGATGCCCGGCAATATGCTGCGGGATCGTATCGATGGCAAACGCATCGACATCCATCTGCTCGGCGATCTGGCCAAGGAGTTCGGCGTCTCGCTCGAGGCGATGTGCATCCGCTTGGTCAAATACACCGAACAGCGCGCCGTCCTGGTTTACTGGGACAACGGATTTTTGAAGTACCAATGGCCCAGTGGTGAGGCGAGGCGCACGCGCGTACGGCTGCGAAAAACGGAAGATCCTCAGGAGCCATTCGTTGGCACGCTGGCCGCAGATGACGAAATCGCGCAGGAATGGGATGGTGTGGACATGCCTGCCAGTGCATGGTGCACAAGCGAAGGCGGTGACATACGCTTGCGGGAACTCAAACACACCTACACCGACGGCAATCGGGTTCTGTCATTGCTGATGCTGGAATCGGCTCCGCCGCGCTCGTTCCAACGCAGTGATTGGGACGACGAAGAAACGCGAGACACGTTTGATCGCTTTGTCGACAACGGGCAGTTGCCCGTTCGGTAATTAGGCCTCTTCCGCAAACAAGCAACCCAAGGCCAGCATGCAAAACATTCTTTTACTTGGCGCGGGATTCAGCCGCAACTGGGGCGGTTGGCTGGCCTCTGAGGCGTTTGAATACTTACTTGGTTGCCCTGAAGTTTTCCGCAATCCGCATCTTCAGAAATTGCTATGGCAATGCCAGCCAACTGGTGGTTTTGAGAACGCACTTGCGGTAGTCCAGACAGATTTCATTCGTGATCCGGCAGCTAATACCGCGCACTTCCAAGATCTGCAAAGTGCAGTGACCCGAATGTTCGACGACATGAACAAGGGCTATTTTGACCACGTAGACTTCGAGTTTCAGCAAGCCAGGGAACGTATGGTCGGCACGTTCCTGACTCGATTTGACGCGATCTTCACGCTCAATCAAGACCTTCTGGTCGAGCACTATTACATCGACCGGGACATCTCCCTCACCTCGTCGGGTCGATGGGGTGGCGCAGAGATGCCTGGCATGAGACCTGGTCACAACGCGGCGTCGACCAATCCGAATTCATGGGCGCAAAGAATATGGTCGCCAGCACCTCCCGCCGAATTTTCACTGGACTCACGCTACCAGCCCTACTTCAAGCTACACGGTTCATCGAACTGGCAAGAGATTCACGGCGCGCCAATGCTCATTATGGGAGGCAACAAGATCCGGGATATTCAGTTCTCGCCTGTGCTGAGCTGGTACCACCAGCAATTCGAAGAACGCCTATACCGGGGAGGCACTCGGTTGATGGTCATTGGCTATGGCTTCCGGGACACGCATATCAACGAAGTCATCATGCGTTCAGTCAATGAACGTGGAACGCAAATGTTCATCATCGCGCCTGAAGGCGGTGATCTGGCAAGGAGAGTCAATCCAACTCACCAAGCCGCCATTCGTGTGGGGACGGATCTTGAGGCAACGTTCGAGCGCGGACTGATCGGTGCATCTCGCCGGTCTCTACGTGAAATCTTCGGCGGCGACTCGATCGAGTTCAACAAGGTGATGCGTTTCTTTCAGGCCTGAAATGGCAAATCCCATGTGAAGGTGCGCATGGCCGCGTCACTCCTCTAAAACGAGTTACTCCGACAGGGTTCGGCCCATAGCATGGATGGCAGTTTTCCATCTGGAGCGCCACCCATGTCAAATGTCGAATTACCCTTACCCCCGCATCGCCTGACGCGTGAAATTCAGCCCCGGCAGCCACATCGGGAAATCGCTGAACTTCTCGCAGCAGGTATCTTACGAGCGCGCCAGAACAGCGCATTGGCGGGGGACTTGTCGCCTATTAGCCACTCCAGCGAAGTTTGTCTTGGCTTTAATGCCGAGCAGAGCGTGAATGCGAACCCGTCTTACACAGAAGGAGTTCGAGAATGACGACGCAAGCAAGTAGCACCATCGCGCAAATAACGCAGTTACCCAATCTCTCCATGGAAAGCATCTGGGCTTTGTGGGACGAGCTCTTTGACCGCCGCCCCGGTCACCACCATCGCACCTATCTGGAAAGCCGAATCGCCTACAAACTGCAAGAGCGCACTTTCGGCGGACTGCCCGGTCACGTCCGGACTAAGCTCGAAAAAATCGGCGAAACCGGCGAGGTACCAAACCACAAGCGGCGAGCTGAGAGCGAACTGTCTCCTGGTACGACCCTGGTGCGTGAATACGACGGCATCACTTATCGGGTCAAGGTAATGGACGACGGCCGGTTTGACTTGAACGGCCGTCCATTCAAAAGCCTGTCAAGAGTGGCACGCGAAATCACCGGGACGGTGTATTCCGGCCCTGTGTTTTTCGGCTTGAAGCCGTCCAGTCGTGAACGAAAGGCGGCCCAGGTATGAAAACGCCAGCAACACGTTCGCCGGCACTGACGCCGAAAAAGCGCTGCGCCATTTACACCCGTAAGTCCACAGACGAGGGGCTGGACCAGGAGTACAACAGTCTGGAAGCCCAGCGCGACTCGGCACTGGCATTCATCAGCAGTCAGCGCCACGAAGGGTGGATTGCGATCGATGATGGATACGACGACGGAGGGTTCTCCGGCGGCAATACCAACCGACCGGCGTTGAAACGCTTATTGGCGGACGTTGAGGATGGGCGTATCGATGTGGTGGTGGTCTACAAAATAGATCGGTTGTCCCGGTCCCTGTCAGACTTCGCCAAAATTGTGGATCTGTTCGATGAGCACGGCGTCACTTTTGTTTCGGTGACCCAGCAGTTCAATACGACGACCAGCATGGGCCGATTGACACTCAACATACTTCTGTCATTTGCCCAGTTTGAACGCGAGGTCACCGGCGAACGGATCCGCGACAAGATTTCGGCCAGCAAAGCCAAAGGCATGTGGATGGGGGGCACGCCCCCGCTGGGCTACGACGTCCGGGACCGCAAACTTGTGGTCAATGAACCGGAAGCCGCGTTGGTCAGGGACATTTTTGCGCGGTATGCCGAAACAGGTTCTGCTGCGCAACTGGTTCGTGAGTTGCAGATCGAGGGGCACACCACAAAGGTATGGGTGGCCCAAAATGGCCGGCGCCACGAAGGCAAGATCATCGATCAGCAGTGCATCTTCACCATGCTGCGCAACCGCCTCTACCTCGGGGAGATAACTCACAAGGGCCAATCCTTCCCTGGCCAGCACGAGCCCATCGTTTCCACGGAGTTATGGACGGCTGTGCACGCATTTGTGGATGGCCGCAAGCAGGGGCCACGCACCCGGTACAAAAAGGAACCTGCCTTGCTGACCGGCCTCCTGTACGCGCCGGATGGTCAGCGGATGCTGCCGACGTACACCCAGAAGAAAAACGGGAAGCGGTATCGCTACTACGTGCCTTACTTGGAAAAGCGGCATTCGGCAGGTGCTACCTACGATCCCACACGGCCGAACATCGGTCCGCTGCCAGCCTTGGAAATCGAAACAGCCGTACTGGCGCAGGTGCATAAGGCATTGCAGGAACCCGAGATGATCATTGGCGTCTGGCAGGCCGGCATGGCTCTGCGGGAGCGGCAGGAAATGGACGAGCCGACCGTGCTGGTGGCCATGCGTCAGATGAGCGAAGTGTGGGAGAACCTATTTCCCATCGAGCAGAACCGAATCATGCGATTGCTCATTGATCGGGTCCAACTGCACGAGGATGGGCTGGACATCATTTGGCAGGACGACAGTTGGCAGCGGTTCTGCCGGGAACTCGAGCGCCACCAATTCGTGGCCGAGCAACGCGCACCGGCCGACGAGGAGACTGTGTGATGAGTACCATCGAAAAGCCCACGCGAGAAACGCCAGCGGCACGCCGTGTCGTGGTCACCCCATCGGGGAAGCCAAGGGATTTCGAACTTGGCGGTCGGTCGGTGACGTTCGTACCGCTGGCGATCAAGCGCCGCCATTCCAGCAAGTTGATCGTGCCACCAATCGGTACGTCGTTTGTCAGAACGCCTTCCACATTCGATCTGCCCTTGATCCGCACCATCGGCAAGGCCTTCTACTGGCAGAAAATGATCGACACCGGCGAGGTGTCCAACGCAACAGAACTGGCACGCCGCTTCAAGCTTGAGCCAGGTTGGGTCAGCGAAGTCCTCAGGATGACGCGTCTGGCACCTGACATCATCCGGGCGGTCCTGGACGGGCGGCAGCCACGTCATCTGAACCTGCACGCGCTCCGTGGTCGGCAGGCGGAGGTGCCGCTTGATTGGGGAGAGCAACGAACTCTGTTTGGCTTTGTGGCATCTCGCCAAGTTGAATAGATAAAAGTGTTTTTCAAGAATTCCGTGTAGTGTTGAGCCTGCAAATTTAGTTTCTGGCAATGCTCACGATGAATCTGGAAAGTTATTTCGAATACGTAGACCGCGAAGCGGAATCCTGGGCCACCCTTGGCAATTCATCGCAGGAGTTGTTGGAGGCGGAACTTGCAAGGTCATCACCTGCCTTGCTCGAAGCACTCAAATGCCGGGTGGCAACGCTGTCACCCGAGGATCGGATACGGGCGGCACCATATCTAGAAATTGGCCATTTCGTCGGCAAAAAAGAAGACGATCGCATGGCGCTTTTCCTCCTGCTTTTCGACATTCAGCACAAATTGCGGCGCATCTCTCTTCAGCGCCGCTTCCAAACTTACGCTGCAGATCAGCCGATTTTTCATGGCTCCGATCTGCTCGAACAGGTACGAACGCGACTTGACAGCAAAGGTGAAGGTCGACTGGAATTAGTCGATGCGGCATCTTTAAAGTCTCAGCAGAACTCTGAAATTTTTGAGCGCATGGGGCGATTTTACGAACTTGATTCTTACCTGGATCCACGGATCGTTGCCCTGTCATTGCAAACATTCCCGACAAGCCGATTGTTCGTACGCCTTGATCCATACAAGACCTATGGGACTTGTCCGCGCATGAGACTGCAGGAGGCCACGCTAATTCCAGCCAATCCGCATTGGTGGCAGAACCTAGCCATTCGGGACAATCAGAAGGAGGGGTGCTCCTACCTCCTAGAGGATGACCCGTTGACGCCGAATGACATACGTCCATTCTGGGAATATCGTGTGATGGGTCTTCGTCGTCTTGATGTGGTTGCAAAGCGCAGGGATGGCAATCTTTCGATGATGCTAGAGGAACTCACTGAAGAAGTTTCTGACGGTCTGCTGATTGGCCGCTGCATTCATCTGGACAGCGACGCAGCATCAGGAAGCCATGTACGCGACGCAGTGTTGAACCACTTGGATCTGGCAATTAACGTGTATGACGGGGACGCAATCAAGGCTCGCATGGCTGGCAATCTCGCTCATGGGAAAATCGTTGAGTCCGCGACCTTTCGGACACACCTATTCCGGATTGAGAAGATCCCGCTGGCCGCTGTTTTATTGTTCGCAAGCGTATTCTTCCGTTCAAGTGTGCTGCTAGCCGAGTGGACCAAAGACCAGTTCCGCAGCCAAATCTAGATACATCGATAGGTCACGGAGCATTTAAGGTCCGTGCTTATCCAGTTGCCTTTGCGAACCTCATCATCCAACACACGTACAAGTTGTTGACGGGAATGTGGTTCTGCGTGTGCCAACTCAGGCAAGGTTCAGCCCTGTTTTTTGAGAACAGAGAACAGAAGGGAATCGAAATGGCGCGACTCGGCCAAAAATGGTGACCGCGTTGTAGACTGCCCAGCACACGCAGATCGGTCTCGCACCCCGCGTGGCGCGGGGGAACGCCGGAAAAGGAAAGGGCGACTGAGAACAGTCGCCCTTTAATAATGGTGGCCTGGGGCAGAATCGAACTGCCGACACGCGGATTTTCAATCCGCTGCTCTACCAACTGAGCTACCGGGCCGAGACGGCTATTGTAGCACCGACATCACGGCTTTTAAGAGCGCGGGAACCT